CGTGAAGTTTTTATTTTTTCCATGTTATACTCCTTCCTTCACGTATTTTGCGTATTCCTCTAGTGGCACCCCTAATTTCTTAGCGATAACTACCTGTGATTTGGTGAGCTTCACAGACTTGCGTCCACCTGATCTTCTACTCACAGAAGCCACGTTCTGGACGGGTGCAGCTTTTGTTGGTTCTTCAGTTGAAGATTCGGCAAACTTCTGAGGGAAATATTCCTTCATACGTTTGTTTATTTGATTATAATACTCATCAGTATTCCCGTCAATTCCCTGCTGTACAAGCTCTTCGTGTATACTCATAGCAGCTCCTGTCAGAACTCTATCCGTCCCAAACCAATCATTGTCTTCAGCCCATTTCTGAGCCTTTGGACTAATTGGTGCCTGAGGTTGTTCTACAGGTTGACTAGGTTGTGATTCAGCATCTTTTTTCTTTGCCTCTTTTTCACCTAGAGACATTGAAACTTTTTCTTTCTCAACAGCTAGTTTAGTTAATTGATCATTAGCTTCCATAATCTGCTCAGCATCTTGTGCTTCTAGTGCTAATTTAAGACTATTTTTTGCTTTATCTCTTTCAGAATCAATTCTAGCGTCATACTCTTTGAGATAATTAGTATCTGTTTCATCAAGCTTTTTATCAACAGTGTCGTACTTGTCCTTAATACCTTTTGCATATTCAAGAGCTGCTTTTTCTCTTCTTTCAGCTTCTCTTATTTGAAAGGTAAGTTTTTTTATACGTTTTTGAACTTTGTCAGAATATTCTTCAAGATCACCTTTATCCTCCTCAACCTTTTGCTCTACTTGCTTTGGTTCAGGTTCATTAGGTTCTTCTTTAGCTTCCTGTAAAAGTTCTTTTGCTGTTTTACCACCAGTTACATCTGTGTAACCTAAGTCAACATCTTCTTTTTGAGCAAAAGATTCATCGGGTTCTTTTGCTTCAGGTACATCAACGTTTGTTTCGTTGACACCATCAGTATCTAACTCCACTTCGGGAGATTTATTTTCTTCAGCCATTTATCCTCCTTAGTAATGGTGCAAAATATCACGTGGATTTTTAATTGTTGAAATAACTTCATCATCATTCAACACTCTTACTTCACCACCTTCAATTTTGAATCTTGAACCAGCATACCTACTAAATATTATCCATTCGTGTAGTTTACACCAAGGCCCTAACGGAAATTTTTCTTTGTCTCTATAACAAAGATTACCCATTTTGAGGACTAGACCGCAGACGGTTGTCATCTGTATTGTTTCTGCAGTTTGATCAGATAAAATTATACCACCCTTTGTTTTTTTAGGACCAGCATATGGTAATACCAATAATCTGTAACCTGTAGGTGTTGGTAATCTATCTAATAATTTGTCATCTATTGATTTGGGATCAAGGACTGTTTTTACTTCTTCTTCGTTTTTATACGAGTCTTCAAGTTTTTTGTCAGCCCGTTTCGGTTTCACCGTGGACATTGTCATCTTCTAACTCCTGTTTGTTCAGCAGGTCTCTTAGTTCCTGTTGCAAATCTTCTAAAGATTTGATTTGCCCTCTAACATATTGTAGTTGGTCGATGGTGTCAACACTATATATAGCGGCTTCTTTATACCTCTCAAGTCGCTTTTTAATTAAGTTTTGAAGTAGTGAAATTGTATTTAAATCCATTAATATTTTCTTAATACTATTTTATTTTTACCGATATGCATAGGTTTAATATTCATCAATTCAGCTACCTGTACACACATAGGCGATTTAAAAGATTCATAGTCATCTAAAATTATAAAGCCTTTTATATTTAACCTTTCTCCGAAAAAGATTATTTCTTTTAAAACATCAATTGTTTTATGTGGTCCATCTAAAAACACTAAATCATAATCATTTCTAACAACTCTTTTATCTTTATAAATTGGCACACCATCACTAAACCTTGACATAAAATCATCATCACTCATTTGAAATAAAGTAAAATTATCAAAATGCAAATTTTGAAGTAAAGTTGTTTTCATTGAGTTTGGATAAGTAGGCGAAACACCACTTGTGTGTTGTACAGTCGAGTCTTTGTCAAAATGATCATAGTCTATATCGCCATATGGATCTATTCCTATATGCCAATGATTTTTATGTTTTAGTGATTCTAATATTGTATGTGAGCCTTTACCTAACCTTACGCCAATCTCACAAGTAAAAGGATTTTCACTCATGATTAGTTTACAAATCTTTTCGATTAAATCGTATTCTATACTATCGCCTTCAATCATTAAATTCTTTTAATATACCAAGCTTATCCTCTGCTTCTGCAATTTTTGCAACAAGTTTATCGGCTTCTATTACGACATCTGGGTGTTCTGCAACTCCAACAGGATTTTCAAGATATACTTTAAGATTTGCTTCTGCCTCTGATATATCGGCATTATATTTATCTTCTAAAGCTTTTAAGATTACATCACGCATGTGGTGACTATAAGAATTTTTAAGTATTATGCAAACGTTTTTACGTTGGTTGGTTTACCACCGACACCTTGTGCTTTACTTCTCTTCCTTGCAACCGCAGAACGCCTTTGCGATTCGGTCATTCGGGCGGCTTTTGCAGCAGGCACGCATTTGGGGTATTTTCTTTTTGATCCACTTGCAGATTTTCTTCCACATGGTTTAAATCCTCCACCTTTTTTCTTTGAACCAATATCCACCCATTTTTGAGAAAACCATTTTTTAAGGCCTCCCTCTTTCATGTACTGGATATTTTTTTGCATTACATTAAATCTTTGTAATAATCAGCCATTCCACCTGCAGTATAACCTTTTGCAGGATTATTTAGTTCAGCTTTCAAACCACCTTTATTCATTCCAGATTTTTCTAGACGACCCAAAGCAGATTGTGCACCTGCAGTTTTTGCTATTCCACCTATTTTTTTGCCTGTTAGTCTTTTTCTTAATTCAAATGCTGCACCAGGTTTTGGTGATTTTTCTTCTATCATTCTTTTTGCGTTTATTAGAGCACCTGAAGCTGCTCTTTTAGGTCCTTTAAAATCTTTTCTCTTTACACCAGATGGATCTTTAATCTTACCCGCACATATTTTTGACGCGTATGCATTAGCATATGCTGAGGGATATACGGCAAATTTTCGCTTCGCTGCGGCTTTTCCTCTTGGACATAATTTAGTCATTTATTTTTTTCCTCCTCTAAAGATTTGTGTTCCCTTTATACCATAAATACTCGCCACGACAAGGATCCATAAATTTGTAAACCAACTTGGCAGCTGTTGGAATTGTACAAAAAATTCTTTTATTTTTTCAGACGCTGCCGGATCCTCGCTGAAGACCCCGTAAGCAATCACTAATATCGGGAGCGTGAGAACGACCAACACGAATTCGTCTTTCCAGTCCGATTGTCTTGCTTCTAAAAGTTTACCTTGGTACTCTGTTTCGCCTTTCGCCATCTTAGAAGCATGCATGTGTTGTGCATCTGCCATAGCCATTTTAGTCTCTTGTTTCTTTTTGTAGATATGACTAGCTGCGTTCAATCCTAATTTTAAGGCACTTAACCACATTTTTAAATTTCTCCTTACGTCTTTTACTAAGATAATCTATCATCTTATCGATTGTATTTAAAGCCCCCTTACCATTGATGCGCCATCTCCAGGTATCTTTATGATGTTCCTGTCTACGCTTACAAAGGTAAAATGCACCACCAAAAAAGTCATGAAATCTCTTAACCATGTCTTTATCGGTCATTTCTACGGAACAGGCAAAATATTTTTTGGTTTTTAGCTTAGACCAGATTCCGAAACTACCTTCTCCATCAAAAACACCAGATAAAAAAATAATTTTTTCTTTTTCGTTAAGTTTATCGTAAACCGATGAACTTTTTTCCGGTAACTTGTATGTCTTTAATTCCTTTGATATCAGATTTAGCTCCTGGTTCTCGATGTGGGCATCCTCCTGCTTTTAGACCTTGTGGGTTTGGTCCTGATTTTGGAGGTGGCCCTGATTTTACACCACCGCTTAGTCCTTTTCTATTTTTTTGCATCTATTTTTTCCCTTGCTACCCTTAATCTTTCATCTGACTGCTGATCTTGTGTAGCTAATCTATCATAATCAAATTCTAATCTATCTGCTGCTCTCTGATTTTCTTGTGCTTGTTTAAATTGTGTCTCTTCAGCTTTTCTTTGCATGTCCATAGCTCTTAAATCAACTTCTTGTTGTTTAATTCTTACTAATGGGTCTTGTTTAGCAGCATTTGCTTGCATTTCTGTTTGTGCAAGTTCAGATGTTATCTGCGCAGTTTTTTTTGCCACTTCAGAATCGTACATTATTTGAAATTGTTCTGGATCTGCTTGTTGCATCTCTGCCATTTGTGGATCTTGAGCCATTACAGCGTTAACTTCAGCTCTTGCTTTAAAAGAAATGTGATCGGATACGTGTGATTGCAACAATGCGTACACTTGTGGATTTATTTGAACCATTCTTGTTGCCATAAAAGCCATGTGAGCAGCAATATGTGCGTCATGATCTTGAAATTCGAAAGCAGTTAATAACCTCATTTGCAATGCTCTTGCATTTTCTTTTGCAGGGTCCATCGGTTCTGGTTGTTTTGGTGCAGGTTTTAGTAAAGTTTCTATTTGTTTTGTACCAAGTGCCTCATAAACTCTTCTATAAGCTTCATGTATGTTGTGAATTTGTGGATTAGAGCTTGCAATTTGTAATTGTGTTTGTGCTAATGTCACTCTTTGTGCCATCGACATGATATTTGGATCTGCAACTGGTAGAATATCTACTTTACCGTCAAAATCTGCAGATTTTATTTGTCTTGGGCCACCGTAGACATCATAAGGATACTCAGCTGGTAAAAATTCTGCACAAATTCTTGATAAAATTTTAAATTCAAGTCTCATTGCATAATAACATCGCTTGTGAACACCACTCATAACACGTGAACCACGTTCCATGAGTGCAACTGTTGTGCCTACAGCTCTGTTTTGTGTATCATTACCCACCGCTGTGTCTGTGATAGCTGCAAATTTTTGTCCTGCTTGCACTACAAAGCCAAGTAAATTGTATAAAGTTGTACTTGGCTCTGAGAAAGGTAAATTAAAAAACTGATCTCTTATGTTTCCGCCTGGTGCATCGACATCTCTAAACTCTCCAGGTTGTATAGGTTGATCATCATCTCTAACTCTTATGCCTCTAGACTTAAATCCTGCTGGTAAATTTTTTAAAGTCCCTGCATCAATCAATTGTCTTAAAGCTTGAGTCGCTGCTGTTGATAAACCACCGATCATGTGCGTTAAACCAAAACCATAAAAACCTAGACCAGGTAAAAATTTGTAATGAACAAAAAATTCTATTCTTGTATAATTTAAATCGTCTAGTTGATAATTTCTGTAAATTGATAATATTTCTCCAGAACCCTCATCAATGCTTACAATGTACGGAATTTTTATTTTTTTTGCTTTGTCATCAAAATTTTCATAATCATCTAAATTTAAATCTACATGCATTTCTAAAATTGTGTGTAGATAATCGGATCCTGTGCTTTTTACTCCTTCAAGCTCGCTAATTTTTTTTGATAATTGACTTTGCTCAGATGATCCTTCAGTTAATTCTATATCTCTGTAAAAACCTGCTGCTTGTTTTTTTATAACTTCATTTTTTGTCATCTTAACAACATGAGTTATTCTTTCACAATCTTTTAAATCAGATGCATAATAAGGGACAACTATATCTTCTGCAGGTATAAATTTTGAAACTGGTCTACCAAGCAATTCATCATAGTAAACTTTTTTAAAAGTAGAGCCAGACAATGGTAAATAGAATAACATCTGATCCATGTCTGTTGTAAATTCTTCCATCTCTTCCATTAGAAGAAAATTCATATACTCTTTTACACGTTCCGCTTGTTGTTCAACTGCAGGTGTTTTTAATCCAACAGTTTGAGTTCTTACAGGACCATCTGAAGGAACTAATTCTTTATAAGCTTGTGCTTGAAATTGTGTCGTTGCTTCAGATAACATAGGGTGAGTAACATTAGAGGCACCTTTAAAAGGTCTGGTAACATTAATATATTTTGTACCTAATAAATCTAATCCTTTTATATAGGCATCTTCCCAATCTTTTCTTGAAACTTTATCTTTTTTGTATTCTTCTATTAATTCAGAAGACATTTCTCTTAATGTCCTCTCGTCCATACCTTCTGCTAAATTTGCATTAAAATCGTCTTGAGGTCTTTCTTCAACAATCTCTTCACCTTCAACTGTAACATCAATAGGTAAACCTTCAGGTTGCTCCTCAACTTTATCGACTTGCGCCTCTTCAGCGATTATTTCTTCGTTCTTTTCTACAGCCATGGTCTATTGTACCTCATAGGTTTAAATATATCTACCACAAGTCCACCTGTTCTCTTGTAGGTTTTTTGTGTACCTCTCATTGCAGGGACTACCTTAATCGCAAAAGCATCAAAATACAACCTTGGGTCATTTTCTAAAATAAGTTTGTATCCTTTTTTTGGATCTTTAACAGCATCTTCATGATATGTACTTGTAATGCTTTTTCCTTGTTTATCTCCCTTATCTTTATATTTAAACGTATCTTTTTTAACAGATTTATACGGTAGCTTTGGATCTGATAAAGTTAATTTTTGTGAACCTGCTTTTGTAGAATAAAGTCTACTTAGTTTTTTCATAAGATCTGGCATAACCGCTTTACCCTTATTATCAATTCCTTTACCTGATGGATAACCATAAAATCTTTCATTACCTGCTTTGTATCCTTGTCTAAAATGTAATTTATTAAATGGTGCAACAGCTACAAAATCTACACCTTCTCTTGCAGCTTTTTGTACCAAATATTTTAAAGCATGATCACCATAGGCATCAGCTTCAACTAAAGGAAAATAATCTTCTTTGGTGCCTCTTCTTGTCTGCATCTTTTCAATTTTTTTTAATACATTTTTTAAGTTAGATTGTAATGCTAAAACCTTGGTACTGTCTTGTTTTGCAATACCATCTTCTATTTGTCTTAAAATATTAAATCTTTGATTTGATAAAGCTGCTAATTCAATATCTGCATTAAATGGATTAGCTCTAACATCACCTCCCAATAAATCTGCCTTAGCATAATTTTTAGCAACTCTTTGGTTTACATCAGATTGTATTTCGTGAATAAGATATCCTTTTTTACCATCTGGTGTAAATCTAGTATCATATCGTAAATGGTAAATTTGATTTTTCAAACCTGTATCTCCAAAATGTCCGCCAGTTTTAAAAGCTGCTTGATTTGTCGGTATAGCTTCGTCTAGATTAAAAACAACTTCTTTATAATCTTTACCACCTTGAAAAGTGTAGCTTGTTTCACCTTGATAATATGTCTTCTTATTTTTTAATGGTCTCACAGCCTCATCTAGCTCACCTATTAATTTATTGATATTTTTTTTAGCGTCAGCAGTAAGGAAAGGATTATTACGTAAATCTTTTAATTCACCTGTTACATTTGTCAAAGATCTTGTGTCTAGAGCTTGATTTAACCCTTTAAGTTGATAATTTATTTCGTCAACGCTATTTACAATATTATCATTATTTATATATTTTTGTTTTAAAGCTTCTAACTGTTGTTTAACATCTTCACTTTTTTTTAGGAAATTTTCTTTAGCACCAGCAGGTAAACCAAATTCTGTTGGTTTTAGTCTATTAACAGGATTCATTTTAATCATATTACCGATCGTATTAGCATCTAATTTATTACCTGATTGTTTTGCAGCATAAAGAAGACCACCACTTAAATTACCACCAGCATCAAAAATTGCTACATTAGAATCAAATAACTCTTCTTTGTTAATCGTAACTTCTTTTCCAGCAAACGGCCCTTGATCGTACTTAAATCTTTTTTCCCCTCGTACTAATCTAGTTGCAGGTTTTCCAAATATTTCAAAATTTTCTTTTCTTGTAGATGTAAGATGATCAACCCATTCGTCAGCAGTGTACTGACCTCGACCTTTTCTCATCACCCAATCATATGTGGAGGAACCAAAAGCAGGAGCTGTTTTATCCCCCATGTGTAACGATTCTGTTTTGTTAAGAACTATTGGTGGGTTTCTAATTTCTTGACGAGCAAGTTCTTGGCCGGTGGCCTGTGAGCCTTTACCTTCGTAAGTTAATAATTTTGTCTGTTGTCCGGTAGTCGGTGTCGCTGATTCTTTTCTACCTCTCAGCAACCTCTGACCGAATTTTAAAAGACCCTTTAGGGACATAGTCCCTCCTAGAACATTTTAGTAGGTTTTGTTCTCGCCATTCCGCCACCACGGGCTTTAACCATCGAACCTTTTTTCATCATACCCATAGGTCTTTGCATGCCCATAGGTCTTTGCATCATGCCACCACCCATTTTTTTAGATACTGCTTTTTTCGCAGTAGCTATATCTCTTTCAGTAAGTCTATCTTTGTCTTTCATGCTTTGTGCTAACGCATATGTTCTTGCTCTTTCTGAAGCTTTCATTTTTGAAGTAGGTTCTTTAGACATGTCTGCACCACCACCTTTGTTATACATAGGACGTTTCATCATGCCTCCACCCATTTTTTTGTTTTTGAATTTAGATTTCAATAACACTTTTCTAATTACTTTATTAACTTTTCTTTTGTCCAAAGTGTCAGCACCACCACCTCTTTTGTATTTCTTCATCATGCCGCCACCCATTTTTTTCTTAGGTTCTTCTTTTTTCTTTTTCATTTTTGATTTCAAAGCTTGAACACCAGCGATACCAATTGCAATTGGAATAAGAAGTCTTTTACCAAACTTAACAGACTTTGCTCTTTTCATTAAATCTTTTGCACCTGCTCCAGTTTTTTTATCAATTAAACCTTGCTCCTGTGCTTTCATTTTTTCACTAAAACCAAATGTGCCAGTGCCCGATAATTCTTTTCTTCTTTTTAAAAATTCACTTACCGATCCAGCTTTAGCTAAACCTGGGTATTTTTTCTTTTGGTCTTTAGTAAACCTACCTTTTCTAGCTTTCATAACTTTACCACCACTCTTTTTACCTGACATTCTTTTTATCATGGCTAGTGGAGATAAAAACTCAGCACCCTTTGCACCTTTATCTTTTGCTTTTTTCATAAACATTAAACCAAGATTTGCTTTCATTACTTTTCCAGGTTTCATTTTTTCATCTTGTAAACCCTGACCTCTGCCTTTTGCTTTTTCAGCTCTAAGTATTTTAAAATCTTGTGCATCTATTTTATTATTTTTATTCTTATCTAATTTTGCTTGGCCTCCTGTAAGGTATACATTTGGAAATAAAACATCTGTGTAATCACCACCTGTCATTCTACTTTTTACTCTTCTCTCACCCTGTTTTGTCAGTCCAGAGTTTTTATTAAAACTTGGGCCCTCTGAAACCATAACTTTTGGTTTCTTTGGTTTAGACATTAGTGACCCTGGGCCAGCTGAAGGTCTTGGAGGTTTTCCAGGTTTTCTCGCAGTGCCTCCTACAGGTCCCTGCTTTCTTCTACCCATTTTTCTTCTTCGTTGTTCATCTTCTCTTTCTTTTCTATCTTCTTTTATAATTCTTAATGGCATAATATCTCCTAATAATATTTATATTCCTTTTCTAATTTTATTGGTGGGTCATCCCAATCATCAGAATAGGTACTTACAAATCCACCTTGCCGATATCTTAACACAGCTTGGGTCATACTGTCTACATAGTCGTCATACTGGCCATTAGGAAATGCTGCACATTCCTCAATAACCTCTTGTGCAAAATGTTCATCTGTAGGTGCAAAAACCATGCCAGACTCAAAGACAGGTGCACAGCTATTTATACGTGTATGCTTGTCTCTACCTCTTGCAGGCACATAATCTATTACAGGTATACCTGCACGTCTTAGCTCGTGTATCAGAGGCTGTCCTGAAGCTTTAGCCTCAATAACTACGGTTTCCGGTTCCCAATATTGATATTGCTCTAAAGCAACATTTTTTAAATCTGGGAAGTCATATCTTCCCTTCATAGCATCTAAAAGTATTATACATTTTTCATAACCCTCAACAGGTTCAAATATTCCCCATGTTGTTATAGCTGAGTAGTCCGCAGACTCTTTTTTGGAAAATGCAGTATCATAACTTTGTATTACGTGTAACAGTTTTGGAAGTTGTTCCTCGTTCCATGGTTGCCACCATTCTCTTTTAATAATAGCTCCTTCTTCTGAAGTTGGGTCCTGCATATACTGTGCATTCCAATTTTTCATTGAGATTGAAGCTTTGACAGAATCTAAATCTTCCTTTGACCAATACTCAGGCCAAACAGGATTGTCGTTTGGTAATATTGCAGGAAACTCAATTATATCCCACTTATCCGCTTTTGGTTCTGATTGTGCCTTGATGAGCCTTCCAGTAAGATCGTCTACCGCCCACCGGGTCATTACAACTAAGATACGACCACCTGGTTGCAAACGCTGTCTGGGTCCTGAACTATACCACTCGTAAGCTCTGTCCATGGCAGAATCCGACATTGAGTCTTGTTCAGTATGTGGGTCATCAATAATAAGTAAGTCCGCCCCTCGTCCTGTGATAGAACCGCCAACACCCGCTGCAAAATATTCCCCACCATGATTGGTCTCCCAACGTCCTTTTGCCTTACTATCTTCTCTTAAAGTTACATTTCCAAAAATTTGTTTGTACTCAGCTGTGTTCATTAAATTACGAACCTTACTACCGAATCTAGAAGCAAGTTCAGCGTTGTGTGATACCTGCATTATTTTTTTCTTAGGATACTTTCCAATATACCAAGCAGGAAAAAGATAAGATGCAAATTCAGATTTAGTATGTCTTGGAGGCATATTAATGATGAGCCTCTTAGCATCACCGTCAGCAATATCTTGAAAAGATTCAGCAATAATTTGGTGGTGCCCATAGTTTTTTGGGTCCTTTGTTTTTCTATAAATAAAATCTTCCCACACAGTCTCTGCAAAAATAATAAAATTATCCTGGCATAACTTGATCCACTGCAATTGCTTTTGCAAAATTATATCTTTTATTTCATCTGTTGTTAGATTTTCTAAATTCATACCGTTTGGGACCCTAGTATATTTATGTATATTGCTTTGTAAAGCGTTTCGCTCAGCAAGCCAGTCCAGGCAACGCGGTCGGGTTGTCGATTTTTAAAAATGCAGGTTGTTTAAGATTGTGAGCCTTCTAAGGCGTGGTGGTAGCGTGGCCACGCTAGTGGCCACGCTGTTGGTTTATTCTTCGTTAGTTGGGTGTAGTTGCTGAACCAACGTTGAGAATTTAGTCAGTATATTATTTTTAAATTCGTCAACAGTTGGGTTGCCTACATTCTCTAATATATGTTTTTCACACTCTCCCATTAATAATTGAAACATGATCTCATAGTTGAGTTGTTTTTTTGCACCATTATTAATAAGCATATCAGATAGTTGGGTTGGCGATTTCTCGCCAACTCTATTTGCTAATACTTGAGCAATGTTGATTAAACTATTGTTGGGCATCAGCATCACTCCCTATTGCTTTGTACTCTTGATATTCTATTTCAGTACAGAACTTGTTGAATAAATCATTGTGAGCAATCTTGAAATTTGCTGTTTCAAATTTCTTTCTCTTACGATTTATTTTTTGTAGTCCATAATTATTGCCATGTTCATCTTGAACAATAATTAAGTTTTGATTAGACCTCTCGAACACATCAACAACATTCTGTTTCATTGTGTCCAACTCTTTAGATAGTCTATTTGCTTTTAGCTTTAATTGAGCATATGCAAGAATAACTTTTTTTTCTTCTTGCTTAACTCTCTTTATTGCATTTGGCATTTTTACCTCTTTGTTAAGTTATGTATTCTTATGAATACTTGCTTGTCTTATCAAATCCCATACTTATTGCAATAGCTAATTTAACTTTTTTTTATCTTTTTTATTAATCATATTAATAATTGTTTTTGGTGTAATTCTTACCCCTTTAGGCTCAACTTCTAGTTGTGCGTCTATTTCATCAAACAATTTATCAATCATTTTGGTGAACTCCCTCTGGTGCTGTTCCCCAGTTTTAATTTTTTTATTACCATTCAACTTACGAGATGACGAGCGAGGCGAGGCGACACCTGTCGCCTCGCTTTTAATTTTAAACTTCATTACCAACTACACCAATATTCAACGACCTTCTTGTCGTTGATAGCTTGTTCACAGAACTTCAAGAACTTGATGTCTTGTTCCTTGTACTCCTTGACACTCTCTTCTTGGAACTGCTGACCCCAGAAGAAACCATCTTCAGCGACATAGTCTTTATAGCCCTCTTGTATTTGCTCGGCTAACTCTTTAGCGACCTTTTCTGTTATATAGACAGGTGCGTCTTGATCTGCGTTAAAGCCCAGATGTGCAAGGTGTCCTTCGTGGTTGTGGTTGGTGTTTTGTTCATCCCACTTTGCTGACATGAACTGTTGAAGTCGAGCGTGCTTTCGCCAAACAAAAACTTTTTCATGTTCGTCTTTACTTTCAACTTCGTTGTCCGAGTAGTATTTTTCCCAATCTACCTTATGACCTCGAAGATGTGCGTGTTGATCTAGTCCCATATCTTTTCCTTTTGTTAATTGTTAGTATGAAAGTTTTTCTTTAGGTGCTATCTAAAACTTCCAAAAAAGATAGTCGCATCATTCTCTTATCAAATCCCACGAGCATTACAACAATTATTTTTTAGAACCATTCTAAAAAGCGAATCTATGAACTTGCATCAGAATCATGTACAGCACGGGGGGAAGCTCACCACCAGCAGTTCCTGGATCCAGCAGCTCCTGCTTCAAACGAGCGAGACTCACCCGAGCACCCCAACGAGCGCGAGGACGACAGCTGCACCTATGGCCAACGCGAAGGTTGGCCATATGAAAAGCACGATGAGGTACATCACTAGCCAGGTCAGGCTTCATCCTCCTTCACCACACTTTCTTCCCAGCTGTTACCTGCAGCGATGCATGCTGTGCCGGGTCCGCCAGTCAAAGCGTATACTTTACCCGGGCGAGGACCAGGATCCTTCGGTGCGGCATCTTCCTTTCTCCAGCCATCCGGTGGCGCATTCTCTTTGTTGATTTGTTCAACAATTGTCTTGAGCTTTTGCTTCTTCGGCAGCTTTTGCTTCTTCGGCTTTTCCGTAACAATGTATTCACATCCGTAATACTCGTTCATTTGATTTATTAGTTTTTTACTGATCATGAGATCCTCCTTTGTTAGTTAAGGATCCTTGCGCATTGGTAGGGCTTGCCCTTCGTTGCACAGGCACCAGCTACAAGGATCTATGCTTACATAAGATATGATGGGATAGATGTCAAGTCCTTTCTTTCGAGCTTTTACCAGCAGCGGAGTCCTAGATGTCATCAGCCTCCAGCTGCAGGTGCCAGTCCCCTCCTAAAACGAGGTATCAAACCTTTACATTTGTTAACGTAAACGAGATGTGGTGAACATCTGTGGTGCTGGGGGGTAGCTCCCCAGCTTTGGGAGATCCAGGGGGGTGCTATCCTAGTAGAACGAGGACGAGGTTTCGGTGTCCTTTGAAACGAGAACGAGATCCAGCTGCAGGGGATGTCGTTTCTTGCCCCCGCTAACTAACAAAGAGGGAAAGAAACGAGGGCGAGAAACGACACGAGCTTCCCTGGGGGGTTAGCCCCAGCTGCAGATCCAGGGGCCCCTGTTCTGTGTCTATAAACGAGAACGAGGAAGGAGGTCTTGAAACGAGAACGAGCTTCACGCTGCCTCCTGGAGAAGATTCACCAGCTCCTGCTGCACCGTTGGCCATCGTAAAGGAAACGAGAACGAGCGACACGGCACCAGTGAACGAGGATCCGTAAACACGGACACTGGTCTGTAGAGTTTAAGAGACCTCTTCGAGAGGGTCTCTTTCAAGATAAAAACATTACCACCTGCCTTAATATATTTATTAATCCATACTATTTGCCATTTATTAAGCTTGGGATAACTGAGTTGATCTGATTTTAATTCAATCCAAAATATTCCGCTTTTGTGAACACCATGAACATCAGGAACACCATTGATTGTGCTAGTTTCTATGCGGGTTAGATAGCATTCAGTCAGGCCTTTTTTAGTTCTATGCCATAGTAATTTTTCTTGGTTTATATTTCGTTTCATCAAGTCAGTTTTTTTATATCTTTGATTACAGAATTAGGGATAACAGTGGTATTTCCTATTGACTCAATACTCTTACCATCATCACCAAATGAGTAGTCACCAAATACTCTAGTAACACCTTTTGTTTGACTAAGCAAATGTCCTTTGGTTATACAAGTCGCCAGCTTCGCCTTCCTGAGCTGGTCAAATGTACTCCATGAGCTGTCGGATACAATATCATACCACTCAACCGAGACCATTGGATATTTCTCAATTTCACTTCTAACTTTTTTAGGTATGCTAATTTTTTTCTTCATCTATGTTTACATTTATAATTCCAATAGAAGTAAACATGGTAGAGTTATGTACTTGATTAAAAGCTTTGACCCACTCAGACCAATTAGCTTTTTTCAATTTGTTCAACGTGCTCTGGCTCAACTTCAATCGTTTTGGCGTTGTAACCATCGATTTTTTTGTCAAGCTCTTTGAGTTTGTTTTCAAGTTCTTCACGTGACATACCCTCCAGACCTGTTACTCTAACTTCTTTTCTGTCAACATAGGCACCAGCTAATTGTCCAGATCTATATTCTGCATTGATCGCAGCTGCGTATTGATCTTTCTTCTCAGCTTTATCTGCAAGCCTATCTAATCTTTTGAATCTTCTGAGGTTGTCACCTTCATACATTTTAAGTTCTTTACTAAATCTTTTATCAAAATAGTTCGCAACATGAGGGTTTGCTTTTCTTGAAAGCAATCTTGATGCAATGGATCCATAATCATTTTCATTTTTACAAACATAGCCAGCACGTTTTAAAGCCTCAGCTTGTGTAATAGATCCCCAATCTTTGACATAGATCTCAACAAACATTTTTTGTTTAGGAGTAAGATCTGATTCAGTTCTTAATGCTTTTTTCTTTAGTCCCATGATATTTCTCTTTCCAATATTTTGCACGTTCTAATCTTCTAACTCTATAATCTAAGTTTAAAAGATTTTTAAACAATTCTATTAATCTAAACATATTTAGATACAATTCTTTTTAGGACTTTTGATTGACCTGCGTGAGCTTTGGAAGCTTTTTTGAGTTTTGCTGCAACAACTTTAAGAGCTGCAACATCCCCGCCCTTACGATAACCATTTTTAACCCCTCCTTTTTTAAAACCTGTTTTCTTTTTCATAAACGCTCTTACACTTTCACTTATATCAGATTGTATCTTACGTCTATCTAATTTAGATACAAGTGGTATTTGCATACCTTTACCACGTTTATCAGATGCATAGGCCTTACCAAATATAATAGGTCTTCCACCTCTTTTTCTTTCTTTCTTTGCTTTTTCAATTCTTAAAATAATTCTTCTTCTCGCACCTGGAACAGCTTTTATGTCAGCTTTAGTTAATAACTTTGTTCCCTTAATTTTTTTCTTAAGATCTGCTTTTTTTAATTGATAAGGTATAGTTGGTACAGCTCCTTTTGTTTTCTTAGTTCTTCTAATTTCAGCTTTATGTTTTTTAAATACCTTCCTAAAAGCCTCTTTAGCCATTTTACGGCCTTCTTTTGTTGCCGTTACCTTTAACCCACTCTCAATTAATTTTTTCATCATAGCTTAAACAATACCACCTTTTTGTTCTTTACGCACTTCTCTAGTCAATTTTCTATCAACCTTTACTCTTTTAAGAGCTGATTTTGGTACAATGATTCTACCATATCTTCCTTGCCTTTGAGATTTTGGACCACCTGGATTTCTTTTTGGAGCAAATTTTTCAAATAATCTCCTACCAACAGCAGTTTCTCTTGCTGTTAATTTTGTTTTTAATATTAATCTATCTTTAGCTTTTGAGGTTTTTATACCAAATCTTGCAGAGCTATCTGGCACAGATTTTGCATAAGATTTTGCTGCTCTAACTCTATGTTTATCTGCTTTTTTTGTTTTAGCTCTTTCAAAAAAATATCTGCCTTGAAATTTTTCATTTATAATATTACCAATTGCTGATGATTCGCCTTTTTTCTTGCTTGTGCCACGGATGACATCAACTCCCCTTTTCAATAATAATAATTTTTTCATCATGATATTTTCATTATATAGATTATTTCATCATAAAGTAAGTATAGTAAAAACTTCTGGTTGCGTTCCCGCAAGTGGTGTCCCTGAGGGACACCATAGGGACACCATAGGGACACCACTAAATCATGCTATTATCGTTGGTATATCTCACTAATAGTTCTTTAGGGACAGCAGGGACACCTGTTTGACCCCCTGGGGTACTTTTTATTAATCAAGTGTCTAGATAATCTATATAATAGATTTTTCATTTGTCCGTTGTCCGTTATTGCTGTATAAATCATATCAGCATGTTTTCGTATAAAAATGCTAATTTCAGACCTGCGGGGGTTTTTAGTCATCATGAACTTAGACTTTTTTTGCTCCCCCCGTGGGTTAAATATTTACGTCCACCATGATTACCTTTTTAATTTAACTCTTGTAATTTTTAACATTATATTTTTTCTATCCTTACTATTATCAGCAGCCCTATAATCTCTATATAATCCTCGATACCGAACCCATTCCCTCTGCAGTTCTGTAAACACAACTTTACCATCTTTAAGTAACTTTTTATATTTTTCATGTATTAAATCAGGGTCAAAACCAGCGTTCCAACATACACTATCAAATGTTTTATTTTTTTCTAAAAACCAATCATGAGCATCTTTTTTAAGATAAGATTCTTGTTTGCTGCCTTGTGTAGTCAAGGCATCTTCAAAAGCTTGCAATACTATGGCTTGAAACAATCGCTGTTCAGAACTGGTTTTAGGACTTAAAACTTCAGCAGCCATACTAGTGCCCAAAATTTTTAACAAGTTTGGTGAATACATTCCTAAAATGCCTTTGTACCTCTCTCGGAGATCTAACGTAGGCAGTCCATTTATAGTCTACTAAGGCTTCTTCAATAAAGTCAGTTCGCTCTGGGCCTTTTAAACCTTTACATATTTTAACGGATGCTTTTATAAATTCAGGATCTAGCTCTGACATTACCATAACCACGGTGTGGGAAAAGATATGGATGTGGAATTACACCGTGGTTAGGCATTTTTGACGACCAGTTTTAAACCTTTTACCGAAGCAGCTTTTTTTCTGCCTGACCGCCAACACCCCTCGACTTTATCAAGGAATGAAAGATTAAAATTTCCTAAACCAAAATCATTTCCACAATACAACTGAAACATAAGACTAGTCATCTCATCATAAGTTTTCTTATTTGGACTAATCATAACAAGCTTTTCTAAAGCTTGATCTAATGCTTCTGGACTGCTCTTTCGAACATATCTAGCCACTAATTCTCCTATTAAGTTAAATTTAGCGTTCGTTGTTATATGAAAATAAGGTGTTTAAAGCCCCACCTTTTCATTTAGGCTAAGGAAATACGTGATTCAATTAATACTTATTTTGAAGGATCTTGCAAGTCTAATTTTATGTTAAAACCTACGGTGATTCTATTTTTAGCACTAGTATTAACTGATACCTCGTGAAGTAAGTATGAAGGAAACAAAAGAATATCACCATCTTTTGGATCATGAGCAATCATTTTTGCATTTGGCATATAAGGTGGGATCATAAAATACATTTGTTCATGTGTTGCAAATTTTATAGTTCCTGTGTTTTCACCTTGAACATAATAAACTCCAGATAAATCACAATCAGCTCTATAATGCGTATGAAACAAGTTACCACCACCAAAACCATTAATATTGGTCCAATACAAAATCTTACAGTTCATATCATTTCTTTTAAAATAATGATTTATATACTCTGCCAAGATTAAATTAATTGGCTTTAGTAGTTCTTCTTCACACTTGTATTTATATACACTCCGCCAACAGTTTTCATTAGAATTTGGCATAGCTAATAAGTTTGATTTTCTAGCTTCTAAAATTTCTTTTTTTAATTTTTTATTTAACGGTTGGTGGTCTGCAAAATTTTTTATAAATATTTTTGTTTCTTGTAATGTAAGCATAATAAATGGCCCTAGTCTCCCAGGGCCATACCTAGGGTTTATTTACCATTGAGAAGTTTGTTGCCTTCTGCTAGTAAATTCTCTTTCATTTTTTGATAGCTCTTCCCCTCTTTCTTCGCTATCTTTCTAACCTCTTCATCAACTAACTTAGCAATCATAGATCCAGGTCTTCTAAAGCCTGCTTTTCCCATTGCTCTTATCAGTGTGTATGATTCGATATCAACCGCACAAGATTTCCATTTGTTGATGTCCATTGTCTCTCCTATTCTTCTACTTCGGTATATTCTCTGGTATCAAAGAAATCAAGTAGATTTATTCTTTTCTTTGGTGCCAAACCAGAATTGTAGATTTTCTGGAAGATCTGTATATAATCACGTGCTGAAGTTCCAGACAACAACCATGCGGACTTAGTCTTTATAGCTGTTCTAAACCTATCAAAACTAAACTTCGGGTGTCTGTCTGCAATTATGTAAGCAGTTATGATCTGTCTTTTTATTCTCCTGTTGGTGTTGTCTATGCCTACAAGATATTTTTTAAGATACATAAGTTGATTACCTATTCGATCACAGTTTTGTATACCTCCAGCAGGAATTTTAAAATCTCCCTGCTTAAATTGTTCTGTGATCAATCTCCACCTAGAAGTAATTTTAAGTAACAGAATCATAGTTTCTGATACTGGCAGACCAAATTGTTGCATTTTAGATTTACAAATTTTGTAATCCATTTTACCTCTTGCACAATGGTGGCCCAAGAAATGATCCATGGACCAATTCTTTCTGCCTTGATTAAGTCTTGCTACATCAAGCGGATCATCAGAATTAATTATGATGTAAGGGACAGGTAAACCTAGTTCCTTTCTCGCTTGTAATGTATGTTGACCATCCACTACCTCTTTGTTTTGATTTACACGTATCGGATCCATAAGATCCTTTTCTGCAATTAATTTTTTCAATTGCTTGACGTGTGACTCGTCTACTGGACGATTGCCTCTAATTTTTTTGAACATAGAATAATCTTTTGTTTCAAAAAATTTATTATTTACTGCTCTTGCCATATCTTTTCCTCCTTAGTTAATTACAAGATAAGTTAAACCACCAACAATAAGTAATATTATTTTTGGCGGTATTGTTAATAAAAGGGCTAATATAAACATCTTAATGATCAGATCTGTCATTTGCCCCCTGTAGTTGATCTTCAACAAGTCTTTTTGCGATTGCTTCGTTGATTGGATATATTGGCATATCATCAAATCGCATTGCACATTGTTGAAGTTGTTGCATGCCTTGTTGAAACTCTTCGTCACCATATTCAACTGGCATGTGTCCGTTGGCCGTTACTATTGGAATGCGGTTCAGTATTTTCTCAACCTTCGCTACCCACTGCACGAACACTTGTGAGTCACAGTTAATTTTGGTTTTCATAGAAACCCCAATCACTGAATAGTTTTACAATTTTATCTATGGCTTCGTGATACTTACGCATACCAGATAATTTATCTCTAACATTCATGGATCTATATTCTTCTCCATTAACAGTTAGGTCTATCCGTTTTGTAGTCTCATTAAAACTCACAGTAAAAGTGTGAAGTTTTTCAACTTCTTTTGGGTGGTCAATCATCCATTCTGGTTTTAAAACCAACGGCTCTACTTCTGCTGTTGATGACTCAGCCCCTGTTGTTTTTTCTGTTTTCATGATAACCTCTTTGTTAGTATTTGTAAAAACATGAATTGTATATAAACATTTTCATGGGATATGCAAGGATTAAATTATATAGGATAATATGAGAAAATGACTAAATTTGCTTTAATTTTATACATGTGTAGCCAATTAAGTGGTCAATGTCCTAGTAGTCATTATCCAGGTTATTCGTTTGATACCCACACTGCATGCGTTGAATATGGATACAGAGCTGCATACGGAACTTTTAGAAATTTAGAAATGCATGAAGAATTTACTCCTGAGTACATAGAAAACAGTAGAATTGCAGTAAGGTTTGAATGTAAAGCGATTGAAGTAAAAGAAATAGTACCCCCACAAAAACCCAAAATACCCACATAGTTGCAATGAGCACTTATTATGGTATATAATAATACATGAAGTTGTATCGCGTCCAAGCAAGATGTAAGAATATATATTTTAATAAGATGCTTGAGGCAGAGAACGATACAGCTGCTCTTGAGGCGTTTGCAAATGGCGTAACCTCAGGGGAAATTGTAGGTAAGAATGAAAGCTTTTATGGCAACCGAACCTACGTAACATTTGAGGAGGTAGACAGAGATGCAACTACAAAAGTTAATCTCGGAAAAACTTCAGTTGGAGTCCAAGTGGGCCAGCAAAGCGTTGGAACAGGGCAGAGTAACACCTGACATGAAGTGGATCGATATCAAGATCAAAAATCTTAAAGTTAAGATTAATGATCAAAGTGTGGAAGACGCAAAAGAAGGTCTTTTAGACATAGCCAGCTAAAGCTGGTAAAAAAATAAATTTTTTCCCTAAGACTACTGCGCTCTAAATTTTCCAAAAAAACATTTTCTTTAAGTTATACAGATTGATAAACAATATTTATTTTTTCTGTTTGATGACTTTGTTGAATAGTAAACGATTTATAAAAAGTGCTCGTGGTATAATAGTAAATAAAAAAAAACAAGGAGCAAAAAATGTTTGAATGGAAACACCCTAACTATTACAAAGAACTTAAAAAGTTGAGAGAGGAAGCAGAGAAAGAATTAGAAAAAGAAGAAGAGCAAGAACAAAATAAAGAAGAAGATTAACGTTTCTTTTTATAAAGCGTTTGTAGCTTCTTGCCATCAAAATAATATCCTTCAACTTCTTTTTTATTCTTTTGCTTCACCCCAGCTTTTGCCGATAGCGACATCGACTTTAAACGGGACTTTGAGATTTTCAATTGCATTTTCCATAACCTCCTTAACACCTTTAATATCAGTTTCTTCATTTATTGAAAAGCATAATTCATCATGAATTTGAAGTAAAGGTTGATACCCTTGTTTATAACAATCAATCATAGCTTGTTTTGTTTGGTCAGCAGCAGAACCCTGTATTAACCTATTTAAAGCCTTATAAGTAAAGGCCCTTCTAATGTTGTTACCATAAATTGCCTTAGCCTCTTCATATTGCATTGCCTTATTCATTCCAAATGTAGCAGGCTCCCACATATCAAATCGGCATTTACGACCACCTACAGTTCTAATAAAACCATATTTTGATGCAGAGTTAGTAACAGCTTCAGCTAATTTTTTTACAAAAGGCACTCTTGAATGATATTTAACTAAAAGATTATCAGCTGCATCTTTTGAAATTCCTAATTCTTTTGCTAATTTTGCTTTTCCCATTCCATAAAATAATCCAAGATTAATTGTTTTAGCGTTTGTCCTACTTATCCCTGCCATGTCTGCAACTATTTGGTGAAAATCAGCAGCTTCATTTTTATATGCTTCAATAAACTCATCAACTCCTGTAAAACTATTATCTACACTAGCAGCATAGTGAGCTACTAATCTAGGCTCCTGTTGGCTATAATCAAACGAACCCCATTGTTTACCTTCCTCAGGTAAAAACAAACTTCTTATTTTATCTCCGAACTCTTTATTTCTTGCAGGGATCTGCTGCAGGTTAGGATTAGAATAACTTAAACGACCAGATACAGTTCCGCCTTGATCACTTCTTAGTTGATTTATTTCAGAATGTATTCTACCTTTGTGAACATACCTTTGAATGGAGTCAATGAATGTTGAATGGAATTTATTTATTTCTCTTGCTTGTCTTATTAGTTGCGCTATCGGGTTATTACAATTTACTAGCCAATTTTGCGTAAAGCTTGGTTCGTCAGTTTTCGCTGTCCGTGGGTAATCAACACCTATTCTATCAAAGACCTGAGCAACAGATCTTGCTGCCCAAATATCAACTCCCATTGTAGTTTGTTTTTTTATTTTATTTAAAATTGTTTTTTCACGTGAAACAAATTCTTTTTTTAAGTTTGCAGCTTTTTCTTCATCAACTCTTATACCTCTCATTCTTGTATTAATTAAAATAGGCAAGAGCTCCATCTCCATTTCCCAAACATCATGTAAACTTTGTTTAGAAATCTCTGTTTTAAAGTGTTGCCAAAGTCGTAGGGTAAGCCCTGCATCCTGCTCAGCATAGAAGCCTACGTAGCCCGCAGGTAGTCTCCAGAGGTCAGCTTTTGCATCAATTCCCCACTCTTTTGCTTTTTCATTTAAAAACGTTTCATTTTTGATTTCGCCTAAATAATCTTTTGCACAGGCGTTTAGGCTAAAACTAAATCTATTCTCGTTAACTAATGCAGCTGCTATCATTGTGTCAACAATGGGGCCATTAATTTGAAAACCATTTATTTTCAACCAACCGACATCATAGCTTGCATTATGAAAAACTTTTGTTGCTGGTGTTTTTAAAACTTCTTGCATCCAACCGATGGTTATACCTTCATCCATATTACCACCAGCATCATGATGTATAGGAAAATACCATTGTTGATCAAATGCAGCCACAGCGAAACCAACAATATGTCCATCAAATGTAGCCCAACCAGAACCTTTTGCTTTTATATTTGGATCTTTAGTCTCCAGGTCAATCGCTATTTCTTTTGCTTTTGATAAGTCAGGATATTCACTAGGGCATACCCAATCAGAATCGTTATAAATAAAATTTAATTGATGTGTCATCTATTAATTATATAATAAGTTATAACTGCTGCTATTAAAATTGCAACTACTCCTAGAAGCAACATACCTAGACCATAAACGATTGTCATTTTTTTGTGTCTTTTATTTTTTTAATTTCTAATTGGCAATAATGTATAATTTTTTCTAAATCTTCTATTCCGTTTTTAAATAAATACCTGCAAACATATTTCACAATATTTCCTTGAAAGAATGAAAGATTATTTTTTGCAATAAATTCATATGGTTGAATGGTAAAATGTTTGTAATGAGATCCTCCGATTTGTTTATCTTGCGGGAATGCATCCTCAAACATGTCTTTGTCTGTCATAGTTTGCCTCGTATGTTTTAAAATATTTTCCTAATGGAAAATTATATTGATGATAAGTGCCTAACAAATGTAAAGTTTGTTTGGATCTGGTGGCACCTGTATACCAAACCCGAAGTTCTTTTACCTTTTCTTGTAAATTTTTTTTATCAAAATGTGATGGGAAGTTACATTTACTAGCCAGAACAACATTGTCTGCCTCTCCACCTTTGACTTGATGTATCGTATCTATAATTATTTTTGGTGGAGCCGTAAGATCAACACCCTCTTTCATTAATTTATCAAAGTATTTTTTATCTTTATCTTTAAATTTTCTCATAAATACTTGATCCCATGGTGCTTTTTCATCACGCATACCACACCTTAAATGTAATTCATCAAATGTAAACACTTGATTCGGATGAGCAAAACTCCATTTCTTACTGTCCGATGACCGGTATCCGTGATCTATGTTTAATAAATATTCATACATGGTGCACGCTTCTTCTCTACCAATAGCACCACCGTCACAAATTTTATTCCAATACTCTATCGCTAAAAATTGATTCGGGTCAAAGGATTTATTACCTTTTACATCCTGATAATATAAAGAAAGATTACGAGCTTCCTGCTGCAGCTCTCGTTTAACATCATTGATACGAGCCAATACCATCCAACTACCATCTAAATCCCAAGGTATTTTTTTTAATCCAGTCCATCGATAGATAGCACCATTAGATCCATTAGAATAGAATTCTTTAGCGACTCTGTTATCTCCCATACTAGCCAATAAACATTTAGAAAAAAAATGTATATTCTTATTAAGTCTCACAGACTTTTTTAAAACTAAAGCTCGACCAGGAAAAGTTTGAAATAAATTTACGTCAGCTCCATTCCATTCATAGATAGCTTGATCATCATCGCCTGCAATATACACTCTCTCAACTGCCCCTGCTATCTTTACAATCATATCCCACTGTAAAGGCGTAAGATCTTGAGCTTCATCCACCATCAAAACTTTAAAAGGTATAACTAAACCATCGGTTATGTATCTTTCTACCATATCTGTGAAGTCTAATCTGTCTGGTGTCCGTTGTCCTGTGGGCGTTTCCATAGTTTTAAATTCTTCGTATCCTGCAATGATAGATTTAAACTGTTGTAGTCTTACAGACTTTCTAGGTTGTTGTTTGTAAAGAGCAACAGGATCTACCTTCATATTTCTAGCTCTATCGTAAATCTGTAGAGACCAATTGTTATATACTTTTTGATCATCCCAAGTATCTTTAAAACCAATCTTTACAGTTCCATACTGGGTATGAAACATAAGAAGATCTGCCTTAGGATCTAATACAGGTATCTCTGCAAATTGTTGTCTAGCTAAACTATGTAAAGTTCTAAAATATTTAAAAGCATCCTCATCATAATCTTTAAATTTTGTTCTAACTCTACTCACACACTCATTTACAGCTTTATTTGTAAATGAAACATAACAAATTTCATCTGGTGAATAACCTTTTTCAAGATAACGTTTTACACGTTTCAATAAATTTTCTGTTTTACCTGTGCCTGGTGGTCCAAATATTTTAATTGTCTTCCCACGAAGCTTTTGTTTTAGTGAATTTGACATCTTTATTTTTGTGCTCTGTTTGTTTTGGTAAACTTACAACCCAATGTCTGCTGCTTATATTTTGAAACTTCTTTTTAGGTTGTGCTCCACCAGTTTCTAAAAATCTTGTACACTCTTTTTCATTCCAATTGTAACCCATTTTTTTCATAAAAGATCTAAAAGTTTCTAATTTAAATCTCATCTCACTTTCATCCTTCCAAATATTCCCAGAGTCTATTTGATCAAACTCGGTGGTATCCTCAACATCTTCAAGAAATCTAGACATTCTTGAATTAAAAACATCTTCTCTTTCTTCATGCTCATCATAGCCTTCCATATCTTGTTTGTTAGATACAAGTTCCTCTAACCAATCTCGATATGGATCCGGATCTCTTTTGGTTGGTTTGAGTGGTCTCCAAACGATATCAAAATTTAATAATTGCTCTCCTAACAATTGTTGTTGATATAATTGTTTTGTAGATAATCTTATAGATTTTCCTTGTATGGGTAAAATCCAATATGGTTCAGGATAAGAATTTACTTTAATTAATTTTCCTACTTCAGGTAAAGCTTCATTTGCTCCAATACCTAATTTTCTTTTTATGCATTCACTAGATACGCAGTGCATTCTTGCAATAGATGTTTTACATTTGTAGGCATAATCTTTGTTTTCAACACCTTTAAATATAGCTTGTAATTCTTTTGGATGTAGCTTTTCAGAACATACTTTAAGCATCATCTCTCTTGTCCACTCCTCATACATTATAGGGTCTGGATTAATTTTTTTTGCTAAAACAGCAACATTGAACATAGCATCATTTCTACCCTCACCTTTTTGCACTTTGTTTTTCATAAAATTTACTATGCAAGGTGGATAATCTTTTGTTTCATCATCTTGAAATATTTTAATTTTTTTAAATTGTTGTGGTGTAACTTTAAATTTTTTTACAAAATTATATAAATCTTTAATTTGAATTGCGTTGCATTCATCATCCATTGCAACTCTTGTAGTCATATGTGCTTTTTGATAAGGCAAATTAACAAAGTTACCTTTTCTTTTTTCGTCCCACTTTTCGGGAGACAAATCAACTTCATCTTGTGCAGGAAAAATATCTGTTGTTGTATCGTTAATACCTAAGTCAGATGCTATCTCGATTAATTTTTTTCTCATTGAAGATGCAGCTATTACACCTTCAATAAATAAAATTAGATGGAGTCCGTTGGATTTTGATCTGAACGGGACGAGCGGGTATTTTCTTTTACGAATAATGGATATAAGGTCTTGATGCCGTATATTATAACGATCAACATCGATGACCCCCCAACTGCATGTATTATCATCTCGAATGGGAACGGATCCATAGTAAGCTTCTCCTTTTAAATGTTGCCTCCAATGTTCTATCGTCATTGAAGAAGGTTCAAGCCAATGTTTGAATTCCGCCTTACCCTTCGAGTTCTTCTTACCCGTAGGTTTTGATACACCAAAATATGTAGTTGAGCCCTGGAAGAGTAATACAAACTCCTCCAGGGTTTTGTCAAGTAGGTCCATATTAGAATGGAGTTTTAGCTACCTGTTCTTCTTTTCCGTGATTGACTCTCACGGACCCCTTCTTACAACTTTCATAAAACTCGAAAGCTGATTTCATAACCTCCTCTGATTGCACTGGTCCTATGTGAGATATCTCCCAACCAAACCAAGATCCAAGATTATTTTTTTCAAGGACTGTGCTCATACTGTAAAGCTGAGTAAATGGTGCTGGTTTAAAAAAACCTTTTCCATTTTTTCTCTGCTGCCTTAGTGACATCATCATGGAGTTCCACTTTTTAGATTTTTTTCTCTGTGTGGATTTCATTGTGATAAGAGCTGTTGATGTTTTATTAGCTTCAACAACCATTACATAATGAGATGCTGTTTCCTCAATATAGTTTCCATTTTCTAGTCTATCCTTACCATCATCACCACGGGTTGTTTTACTCATGATATCTGAATCACTTGGATAAACATTTACTGGAGCTACAGCACCTTTATCTCTGTCTCTCCATTCGATGTACTCTAATTTGTAGAAACAAGGTATTACTGTGATACCTTTGTGACCATCATAAAGTTCATCAGTAACAGTGTTGTAAATCATACCTGCTCTTGCTTCTGGTATGAAATTACTATCACCTTGTGTTACTTGCGGTGATAATTGTCCAAGCACTTTAAGAAATGGTAATGCTAAACTTTTAGAGTCTACATTATCAAAACCAGCATCGGCAAATTGCTCAATGTTAAAATTGGCAACAGCACCAGCTTCTTTTTTAGTCGCTACTGCACTTGATTGTCCGTCTTTTATTTTCATTTGTTCTCCGTTATTTGTTTGTTATTTTTGTTTTAGTTGCAATATAAACGCCAAACAAATCAAAAGGTATTTTATTACCACTTTCAATTTGTTCTCTTACAAAAGCTTTTAAAGTCATAGGCTCAACTTTTTCTTTTTTAGAATAAGCAAATCCATGTTCCTCACAAACTTTTATAAGCTCCGACACTTGGTTGTCCTGGCCTCGATTGAAATTAGCAGTGACTGTGTTCTTAATAAGATCTTCAAAGCCCTGCCCTCTCAACCAACCGAAAGCTTCGTCAACTCTTGATTCAGGAATTTTTGCTGCGTAGAAAGGTTTAACCTCTACTTCTGTGCCATCTTTGAGTTTAATTTTTGACACACCAGCTTCCTGCATCATTTCAGGAATGATTCGTTCTTCCATATCTCTTACTTGAGATTTTATCTTTGAAAGCTCTTCCTCTTTTTCCTTATATTGCTTTTGGAGTTGTTGTAGTTGGTGACATTTATCAGTAATTGATTTTATATTTTCCTGACTAATGTCAATGGATGACATTTTTTCTATATCCATATTTCCTCCTGTAGTGTCTGTAAATTATCTTCTTGATCTTTGCAATAAAAAAATTATATATTTTTTTAGATGTGGAAATATCCGTATAAAACAAAACCCTACAAACATCAGAGGGACGCTCTCAATGAATCTGCAGAAAAAGTTCAATGGGCTTATTTCATGGAAATGGGTACTGGCAAAACAAAAGTCACCATTGATAATATGTCTTATTTGTTTTTTCAAAGAAAAATAAACGCAGCTTTAATAATTGCACCAAAATCAGTTTATACGATTTGGGAAACAGAGATAGAAACACACATGCCCGATGTATTAAAAAAAAGTATTTATAAATGGAATTTAGATAAACCAAAAGACTATTATAAATTAAATGAATTTCAACACCTTAGAATCTTTCTAATAAACGTAGAAGCTTTGTCCACCAAAAGGGGGTTTGATGCATGTGTTGATTATTTGACTAAAAATAAATTAAACTTTGTAGTATTGGATGAATCAACCACAATAAAAAACAAATCAGCAAAAAGAACAAAAAATATTTTAGGATTAAGAAAATTATCTCATATGAGGCGTATATTAACAGGATCCCCAATAACAAAATCTCCATTAGATTTATTTACACAATGTCAGTTTCTAAGTCCAGAATTATTAGGATTTAGTAGTTATTTAGCTTTTAGAAATAGATATGCTGAAATGACTGACATACCAGTAGGCTCGGGTAGATTTATATCGGTTCCTAAATATTATAAAAGACTGGAGGAGCTTGAAATTAAATTAAAGCAATTTGCAACTAGAATACGAAAAGATCAATGTTTAGATTTAAAGCCAAAGGTAAGATCAAAAAGATATATTGAATTAGAGGGTGAGAGCAAAAAAATATATGATAGACTACGAACAAGTGCGCTCGCTATAGTAGAAGATAGCACAATATCATTCTCAAACAAATTAACAGAAATTATTAAATTACATCAAGTTTGTAATGGGTTTACTAAAGATGATGATGGTAAAATGCTACCTCTACATGATCAAAAAATTAAAACTTTACATGAAGTAATTGAAGAATCAGATGGCAAAATCATAATATGGGCTAATTACCTTTGGAATATACACCAAATTATTCACTCTTTAAAATCAAAATATGGCGAAGAATCAGTGGTTAGTATATTTGGTGAAGTTGGTGTTGAAGATAGAAAAAAAGCTGTAGAGCTATTTCAGAATGATTCTAATGTACGTTTTTTTGTTGGAAATCCAACAACTGGTGGTTTTGGATTAACACTTACAGCTTGTAACACAGTTGTTTACTTTTCTAATAATTATAACCTTGAAGTTAGAATGCAATCAGAGGATCGTGCTCATAGAATGGGCCAAAAAGGAACTGTAGTTTATGTTGATATTGTGGCTAAAAATACTTTGGACGAGGCTATAATGAAATCATTAATAAACAAAGGCCAAATTGCAGCTAAAACATTAGGTGAAGAGGACTTAAGAAGTTGGCTGTTGTAATTTATTATATTTTTCTAATCTTTCTAAAAATTTATCACCATATTCAATCAATTCAGGCTCTGAGAGCTTAAATTCTTGATATTGTAGGTCTCTGGTACAAATACTGATTACACCCTGCTCTATGGGCCCGTAATTCGTTGTATGGGCTAAATAATAGGCACCTAGCTGATGCTTGTAGTCTTCAACATATTCTTCTTTTTTAAGCTTATTTGATTGCTTCCAATCGACTATACTAGGTTTTCCGTAGGCTACTGCCGTTAAATCGCAAGTGCCAGCGAATTTGTTTTGATATTCAAGACTTATTTCATTACCCCAAACTTCATCTAGTTTTATATTATCTAATATAGTTTTTGCCATCATTCTTGGCTTTTTGCCTTCTTCTTGATCGTTATAGTAACCTTGCCCTGTGAGATAATATTCTAACACTTGATGCATTTCAGTACCAATCGTAGATGCTTGATTCATAATCCTGTCAGCCTCTTTTTCTCCTACTCTTCTACGCCAATTATTTAATTGTCTCATATCTTTAGTGGCACCTAATATGGTGGTTACTGAAGGTACTTTTATGTTATCAACAAGATACTTACGTCCAGTTGTATCTGAAAATCTATTATAGTGTTTGTACGGATATTTTTTATTTAAAACTAATTTCACCAAACTTTTGTAATTAATACTAATATAACTCCTGCCATACCAGTAATTAATACGCCTGCCGATGTCAACATTATTTTTTCTATTCTAGCTATGTCTTGTTTTAATGATTTTATATCATCTTGAGTTTGCTTTTGCATGATTCGACACAATTTTTCATGCGACTCTATTCTTTGTAATGCTGGATCTACTTTAACCACGACCTCTCCTATCTGCTGCAGCAGCTAATGTAGTATCAAATGGAAATAAAGCCTTTACCGTTTGTGGATTTACGTCTTGTCCTGGTACAGGTAAAGATCCAGGTAATTGATTATTTTGACTTAACACAGGATTTTCTAATTCAATGTCATCCATAATTGATTGTTCATCTTCTGCTTCAACTTCAGCAGTTTCAACTTCATCTGCAACTTCATTTTGTGCTGATCTTTGAAGAAAAGTAACTGCATTATTATCAACATCAATATTTCCAGATGGCTCTGCTGATTCGTATGCCATCAATGTTTCATAAGTGTTTTTTGGTAATGTTCTTTGATCATAAGCAGGTTCAGGTACTTTACTATCTAATTGTAAAAGTCTCTCAGTAATTTCTTGTGGTGTAACATTTTTTGGATCTATTCTAGGAACATCACTATCGCTATCATTTAAATAATTCATAACTCTTGCAAAAGCTTCTCTCTTTTGAGTTAAACCTAATCTTCCTACAACGCCAGGAGATTTTAAAATGTTTGCAGCAGTTTGTATATCTCTTCCTTTAAAATATCTTCTACCTATGCCTAACAATCCAGGCACTCCCTGCCCAACTTTTTTACCCATCAATAAACCAATCTGTTCAGATGGATTTAATGCATCATTCCATGCTTTCATAGCAATTGGATCTGTAAGAATTTGTCCTGCTCTTCTAGCAAGTAACACAAACAAAGCTGGTGCAAATGGATTTATAGCTGCAGATCCACCGAGAACAACAGCTCCTGCAAATGAATTTAGTCCACCTAATTGTAGTCTTCTTTGCATAAAGGTTGATGTGTCTGCAATAGGTGTATCACTTATCGCTTTCATGTAAGTTATAAATTCTTCAAATGGTTTTGCTGCTTGTGGTCCTCCTAATATTTTAACTAATCTATCTTTTGCTAAATCATTTTCAACATCAGCAATACCAAGAATTCTTAAAAATCTGTTTATATTAAACTGTTGAGTATCTCTCGGACTAAATTTAATTTTTGTTGCATCTAAAATTCCGCCTGATGATTTTGCTTTGGTTATGCTAAAATCTAATATTTCTTCACCTTGTCTTGTTGCAACATTTACCATTCCCTGCATAGCATCAGTAACGCCATCAACACCTGCTTTTACAGTTGACTCTTCTAATATTTCATCCATCATAGTTCTACCGCCTGGTGTTAATGAAGAATCGAAACCTTTATAAAAAGCGTTAAACATCCATTTAGCTTTAGCTGCATTATACAAAGCCTCCCCACCACCTTTAGTAATACCTATTGCTTGACCAGTTTTTCTTGATGTTATGGCAGTAGCTCCTAATATTTTTCTTAATTGATCAATAGACTCTGGTGTTCCATTTGTAAAAACATCATTTGCAAGTGCTTTAAAAAAATTACCAGGCTTATCTTTTTCTAAACCTCTTATGCCTGCAAGTGCTTTGTTTGTAAATTTTGTATTATCAAATTGTTTAAATACCTTTGTAATATTTGCTCTTTGATAAAAATCCATAATAGATGAAAAGGTATCGTTTGCGTTGTATAGTTTATCTCTTAATTTTTTAGCCTCGTTTAATTTTTTAGAAAGTTCTAATTCTGCAGCTTCTTTACCTTGTGTCTTTACTGCGCCATCGTATGCCGCTTTTATTCCCTCATCTTTTAAAAAATTTTCTTTTGTAATTTTACCACCAAAAGAATTCAAATCATTTTCTAAAGCTTCTCTGATTGTCCACAATTGTGGTCTTATATTTTGATAAGCTGTTTTTTCTATAGCTGCATTTAATTGACCAATCAAACCTTTGTATTCTTTAGGTGTAACAAAATCTCCTATTTGATTTACATATCTGTAAAATAAAGCTAATGGGTCTGCTGTGCCTGCTAATTTTTGTAATTCATTTATATCTATTTTACCTAATTTATCTTCTGCATATTCTCTTATTCCTGGAAAGGACATAGCTAACTCATCAACCATTTCTTTAGCAAATTTTTTTGTTTTTTCAGTCGGTATCAATCTTGGATTACCTATTACATTTGCTAGTGATTCAAAACCTGCGTAGGACGAATTAATTAAAGCAGAGTTTTGTTTAAAAGCCTCATCTGCTTGTTTAAATAATACTGATGATAACATTCCTGTTTTGATCAATGGGCCATAGTTTAAAACACTTGTATTTAAATATTGTTTACCTGCAGCTTGCTCAGCACCTTGAAGAGCTTCCCTACCTATACCATTTACAAAAGGCATTATACCTAGAACTTTAAAAAATTTATTTGAAAATCCACCTAACAAACCAACTCCCTCTCTTGCTGTCATAACTAATGGAATTGGTAATCCTTTATCTCTAGCAATGTTGACAAGTTGTTTTGCATCTTTTGATTTTGCACCGATTGCTAACCTACCAACCTTACCAAAACTTTTTAATATTAATGGAGTAAGAGTTGCTGCTCCTGCATTCCAAGCTAATGCTGTGAATGTTGCATCTAGTGCATTAGCCGTAATGTCTGTGTTAACTTCTCTTGGAGGCATATTTCCTAAATCATCTGCTATAGCGTCCATCACCTGCACACCTGCTGTTTCATTTAATACATCATAAGTGATTGAACCAGCCCCTGCACCTGCAGTCCCTCCCAAAACAGAATATACCTCTGCTCTTCCTAAAGGACTTTTTAAAAGTCTTCCAACAGTAGGATCCGCTACTTTAGCTAATAATTGCATCGCACCACCAAATAATTTATATCTGCCCGGTAGCCGTTGTGTAAGATTGTTTGCTGCATTTTTAAAATAATTTGTTCTTGCAAAAAGACCAGTGTTTTTGTTTCCAGGCACTTTAGATTTTGCAGCACTAAATATTTTTTTTCTCATTAAAACATAAGGTGTTATTGATCCTGTTATATCACCGCCTAATATAGCTGAGTTTCTACCTTTGATAGCACTGTCCTCTAATTGTAATTGAGTCCCTATTGGATCTTTCTCTGCTGCACTCATTATTGCAACATCTTTTGCAGCCGAACCTCTTTGTAATTCTAATTGACTTGTTGTTGGTCCTTTGATTAAGCCCCTTCTAATGGCTTCATTGACAACTCTTTTTTGACCTAATGTTAATTTTGAAGGATCAAAAGTTTTATTATCAATTGCATCTTGTATATCTTTAAGAGTTGCCATTATAAATTACCCATTTGTTTGTTAAACTCATCTAGAAATTCTTTTTCTCCTAGAGCTTCATATAAAGAGCCTTCTATATTTGCAATATCAGTGTCAAATCCTTTTAGTTTTCTTAATTGGTTAATCGATGATGTTAAGCCACCTGCTGCAGTAAACAATCTTTCTTGTCTTCTAATATCTTTTTCTAAATTTTCTGAAATAGCTTTGATTGAAGCTTTTACATCTGCAGAAGATCTTGTTAATGAGAAGATATTTACGATTTCTCTAGCAGCATTAATATCTCTTTGTGTTAATCTGTCTTGATCTTTAAATGTATTTGCTAGAGCGTATACAAGTGTAACTTCTTGTACAGCTAATCTTTCTTGTTCCTCTCTTGTTAAACCAGATAAGAAACCACCTTTGTCACCTTTTTGAATTCTTGCGAGTGCTTTACCATATATTGAATCAAAACTTATTTCTTCTTTAGCTTTTTCTTTAGCTTCGTCACTTAAGTCTGATCTATCTATTGCATCAAATTCATCTTGCATTAATTTTTTGCCTAATTCTTTCATTTGATCTACTGAGGCACCTGATATATCTCTACCTAATAATTCTGCAGCAGCTCCACCTAATCTTCTTACAACAGCATCTACAGTAAGTGCAGCACCGGCTTTAACGTTTCTATCTGGTTGATTTAACGTTTTAAGAACATCTAAAGAAGTTGCATATGCTGTGTATCTATTTCCAAGTGTATCTGATATGTCAAACAATCTTTCCTGTATGGCTTTCTTAGGTAAGAAGTTTGTAAATGTACCAATCACTTTACCATCTACTGTAAGTGGTTCACTTTGAGATATTGATGAGAATGTCTCTCTCCCTGTGTTTCTATCTATTCCTGTTGCAATCTGTATAGTCCCATCTTTTAATTGAAATCCGTTAATGTTTTGCAGCTCACCATCTGCCCCTGTTATTTGTATTACACCTGAAGTTCTATCTGGATAATCTATCTCAGCAGCGGTGTTTAAAGCTTTCATATGATCAAGAGCAGCACTTAATGATGCCTCTCTAGCATTTGCTCTAAGCTCACCTTCTTTTAATTTTATAGTGGCATAGTTATTTACAGCAGGACCTAATGCTTGACCTAGAACCTCAAGGGCTCCTCCCACACCAGCTTTTCTTGTTGTACCAGTTAACAATCCCGATGCTAAGTTAGCAAGAAATATTAAATTTGCTTGTGAACCCTCACCAGCTCTTAATTCTTTATAATATTTTCTTGCAAGTTGTTGAGTTTTGTTAAAATCTGGATCTGAAGATGCGCCACCAAAATTGATATTATTATCACCTACTCTTGTGTCGTTTTCATCAATTTGTTTTTTTTCTTTTGGATCTTCTTCAGGAAGTTTAGTATTCAATCTGTTCAGTGCTTCACCTATAGCCTCTCCTCTTTCTTGTGCTTCAAGAGGTGTGTCTTCGTAGTTTGTAATACCGTCTTGTTGAATAACATTCAAATTGGCAGCTCCACCCTCTTCATTTGCATTTTGTGCTATTTGATCTCCCTCGTCTGCAAGTCTTTTATTATATTCTTCTCCTTTTTCCATAGCTTCTTGTATAGCCTTACCCTCTTTTTCAAAATTAAGTCTCTTCATTCTTTCAACAACAGCTTCTCTTCTTGATCTGCTTCTCGGTAACAATCCTGCTGCCTCTTGTGCTGCTATATTTTCTTGAATTTTTTGATTCATTACCTCTAAACGTTTTGGATCTTTTCTTCTTTTTCTAGAACCATCAATAGGTGTAAATAAATTTTTAATACCAGTCTCTAACACACCTTCTTCAAATATTGGCTCTCCTTGATCTATCGATAAAGCTGCCTTAGTAGTGCCAGGTGGTTTTTGTGCAACATAATCTACACCAGCACCTAAAGCACTTCTTGCTAAATTAAATCCACCATAAGCTAAACCCGCAGCTCTTGCATAAGGATTCATAAAAAGTAAACCAGATATGCCTAAATCTATACCTGATTTTAACAGACTGTCGTCTTTAAAACCTAATTTAGAAGTAACATTAGATACACCTTGGTAAAGACCTGTACCTCCTAACAATCTTCCTACACCTCCTCCCATACCAAAAGGTATTTTTACATTTGGTCTGGTAACTTGTCCAACTGAACTAGTAGGAAAATTTTTAATATCCGCAATAGTTTTACCGGCAATGTTTGCAAATCTTTGTAATCTAGGTCTTACCTGTCGCCCAACAAAACCCTGTCTATTTATTGCAGGTGGTCTAAATTGTGTATTTCTTATGTCCTGTGTTGGTGCACCAACCATGACTCCAGTTTGGGCATGTATGGGTTTTAAATCTCCTTTTCTCAATGCCTGTTGTCTAAACATAGGTCTATTTAAAACTTTATTCATTTTTTCTCCTATGCTGGTTGTTTTGCACCTTGATAAGCTGCGAATGCTCCTATGCCTGTTCCGATAGATTGAGCTAATGGGCTTGTTGTTGGAGTGGTGCCCATCGTAACTCCTGATTGTGTTTTAGGTCCAGCAGCATATAAGTTTGCTAAGAATTCAGCTCTTTGGAAAGGTTCAAACTGTTGTTGTAAAGTTGACTGTCTTTGGGCATCTAAAACTGATTGAGCTAATTGTCTTTGTACACCACCTGCACCCATCAATTGATTAATATCAGCTTGAGCCATTTGTTGTTGTTGCATACCTGCACCACCTAGAGCTTGAGCTGCTGACAAATCAGTTGCAATTTCTTGTGCTTGTTGTCTTTGAGCTGCACCAAGTGCAGTTCCAAAACCTGCTTGTCTGGATCTACCAACTGCATCTAAAATTCTATTTTGCAATTCTGCTTGTTGAACACCTTCTCTGCCTCCACCAAATGCCCCTGATCTTACCGCCTGAGCTGCTAATTGATTTTGCATTCCAGCACCCTGTCTTAAAATCTCGTTAGTTACAAAATCTTGGTACGGATTAAAAAATTGTGAAATATTAGGACCTTGACCGGCTGCTTGTTGTGCACTCAATATTGAACCTATACCCGCAGTTGTTGTAGGAGCACCAACACCAATATTTCCTGCTGCACTTAAACCTTGTTGTTCTAATGTAGTAAAAGGCGAAACTTGAATATCAGGAAGATTAATTGGTTGATCAGCGACCTGTCTCGCTATATCCATCAACTCAATTTTTCTTTCCTCTATACCAGGGGCTTCTCTAACAATCGATGTTTGTGTCGATGGTGTGCTAGGTGCCGATGATCTTCCTCCTCCAAAAAAACTCATATTATAACCATTTTTCTAATTGTACGTGTTTCTTTTTCCAACCCCATTGTTTTGATACTCTCTCCCAACCAGGTCTTGCCATTATACTTAATCTTTTACACGTGTTATGTTTTGCAAATTCTGTTATTTGATTTACTAATTGTGTTTCCCAAAACTCTCTTCTCTTACCAGTGCATATAACTATTTCGTATTGTCTAAAATTAGGAAGTTCTGCTATTCTTCCAATGCAAACACCAAATACTTTATTCTCTTCTGTTTCATCAGAACCAAACATAATCCAACATTGCATAATATCTTTTTTTAATTCTCTAAAAATAAATTCAGGATCTGCGTATTTACCAGAAAATGCTAAAGCTTCAGCTACCATAAATTCACATAAAGGCCAAAACCTTTCTATGTCTTTAGGTTCTATTGGTAAAACGCTTACAAGAGGTTTAATTTTCTTTTTGCTTACTGTTGCCATTACTTTCCTTCAATAAATCAAATACACGTTTGTATCTTTTTTGTTGTTCATAAAAGTATTGGGCACCTTTTTCTCTCATATCTTTAATGCTATTTGGATTTCCTCCAGCTATGATACCAGCACCTAATACACCATCTGCTCTTGTTACAAACTCTCCGTCTGCTAATTGAGCTAACATCGTATCCTCGTCTTTATCTCCTGCTCCAGAACCGTCTTCTACATAACCACTTGCTCTTACGTAGTTGTTAGAGTCATTTTCATCATGTGAAACTTTTGAAGGTAAATAATTTATACCTCCTGAATTAAATTTTTTTATTTGTGCAAGGCCACCTGTATTTAATCTTTCCACGCTCATTGAATATGGACCAATTCTTCTGTCTTCTAGACCTTGCTGCTCAGGTGCGTAGACTGATTGATATTCTTTCTCTTGTCCGGTTTCCGGGTCAATGTATTTAAAATTACCTCTTTGTTTTTGAAGCTCAAGATAACTCATGTTATATCCTGGCATAAAAATATCCGTAGGTCCTTGATTGAAAGCTCCTGATACAAACGCACCACCTGCTGTTGTTAATGCTAACTTGAGAGGATCTATATCGCCACCAGGACTTTTTCTAAAAAACACATCTAATAAATTACCCTGACTTTTAGGTTGTACAAAGTCTGGATTAAGAACCAGGCTACCACCTTTATCGGCTCCTAAAAATTTTGGATTAGCACCTTGTGTTATTCCTGCAATTCGTTGCCCCGTAACTGCTGCTTGTCCTGGAAACATACCCGCTAATGATGTTCCCGCAGTGTAACCACCAAAACCTCCTAAACCTGCACCTAATAATCTACCAATTCCTGATGCACCACTTTCTTTTGCACTTCTGTATCCCTGATATGCCCCTAGTGCTCCTAACGCATAAGGTATTAAAGCTTGAATGGCCATATAAAATTTTCTCCTTTTAGATCTAAGTTTATAATGATACCATTTTACTTAATCTTTATCAACTCATCAGCGAATTTACCTATATATTGATGCTCCCCAACGTGTGTGATTTCATCAAGCACATAAGCATGGCACTTGCCTCCTATGTCTTTCCAAAGTCTACAAAAACCAAAATCCTCTCCTAAATATGACTTATCTATTGGGTCATGTATTGTATCAAAGAAGTTCCACATATTCTTTTTTGTTATTAATTGGCTATTTATCACGGTGTTCTGTCTTATTTCTTTATCAGGATAGGCTTTAATCATTTTTTCAAAAACTGATCTTTTAATTAGCATTGCTCCTGTTGGGCTATGAGTTACTTCTATGACACCATTATTTATTTGAATATCTTTTTTATCTGGAACTCTCATTGGATAAGTATTACCAGCTTGTGCTAATTGCTCAGGTGTTTTTATTAACCCCTCTTTAACTTGTTGTAATGACTTATCCCACAAAAAAGCTTTTAGAGGATATGGCACAGAAATTACGTCTTTATCCGCTTTTACCATTTTAAATATAGTAGATGAATTTATAAATATGTCAGAATCTATAAAAAGTAAGTGTGAAGCTTTTGAGTCTAAAAAACCTGATACACATAAGTTACGTCCCTGTGTAACTAATGAAGATTTAATTAATGAAAACTCTATAGGTATATTTCTTTTATGACATGCTTTGGTTAAGCTAATTATAGCATTCACATAATGCATGGATACCTCTGAATGACAAGGTGTGGCCACAAACAAATGTAAATCACCATGTTCATTAGTTGTATTTCTAGCTTCTTTTATAGTTTGATAAGTATCTTCGTTTGTATATACTTTAGTTTGGTCTTCAGGTTTTTCTTTCCAAATTGGTTTTCTTACCGCATCGTGATCATAACCTTGTGGGTTGTCGCTCATGTAAAGCTCCTTTCAAAAATGTTTCCCATTCTTTTCCTTTCTTTTCCCACGAATAAAATCTTTTAGCAAATTTTTGTTGTTCTTCAATATGTTCTTGTATGTAATCCTCATGTAATGAGTCACATGCCATATCTATAGCATGCGCAAACCTTTGAGCTAAAGCTTCAAGATTATTTGTATAATTTACATAAATAGGCCATTCTGAACAAGTTTCAAACAAAGCTCCAAAATTTGTTGTTATTAAATACAGTCCAGAACTCATTGCTTCCAGAGCACCAATACCAAATGTTTCTTCAAATACACTTGGGTGAGTCCACATCTGATAATCTGTAATTCTATCTAATATATATTCATGTGGCTTGTATCCTATGTAATTTACATTCTTTAAATATTCGGCTTGTTCAAATAAAGGTTTATATAAATGTTCGTTTTCTTTATGAAATTCTTCTCCATATATTTTTGTACTTGAATAAACATCAAGAGTTACGTTTGGATTTTTTATGTATTGCATTGCCCCTAAAATTACACTTAAACCTCTCCATGGAGTTGAATGATATATTAATTTTATTGGGTCGCCTTTTTTATAAACTTTTCTCTTTGGAAAATGATAACAACCATTTTTAATAACCATGCTTCTTTCAGTAGGTATTTTAAAATAGTGTCTAAACTTTTCGTAGTTCCAATGTGAGTTAAATATATACCAATCATATTTATTATGATTAATAGGATTGTTAAAAAAATCAAAAAGGTTTGGTTGATCGTAAGAATTTTTTTGCCACAATATGTTTAATTTATTTGGGTCTAAAGGCACCTTATATGGTATAGAAGTACATATTTGTGCTTGATCTAATAATGCATTATCACAATGCTTATACAACATCTCAAGTTGTAATTCCGTTCCACCTCTGGGTTGCATTATTCTTTTGTGCTACCAAACAAAGTAAGTTTTGCAACTGTAATTTCTACATGTTGAGAAAAATCATCTTCAGTAGTTTCCGTATTTGGATCTGCTACGTCTGCATCAAAAGCGGCTTTAGATTCGTAAACCTGTCCTGTCTTTTTATGCTTGATTACTTCCTTAGCTTCTGCTGGTATTCTTGGTAACTCATCACTCATAATTATCGTCCTTGTCGGTTATATTTCTTATAATCTCTTTTCTCATTTTTGGAAAGACTTTTTTTATGCCTGCCCGGTCGTTTTCTCGGCTTAGGTCTTTCAACGTATGCTTTAAATTTTCTAGCCATTTTGTTGTGATCTATCTAACAATGCATAAGATATGATCCCTTGGATTTCATCTGCAGTGCCCGCTGTCATTTTTAAAATATCACCTGCTTCTAAAACTAGTGTATAGTTTGTAATATCTTTAGTAGCTGCTCCTGTAACGGGCTCGTTGAAAATTCTAAAAGTTGCAGAGGCTGACGAATCTGTGACTTGTACGTTAAGATTTATTGAACTGCTAGATCCGTTATTTATTTGTATTTGTTTTATTAAAACAGTTGCATCAGAAGGACATGTTAAAACACTTATTGTTCCTGTTGAATTTAAATTAATGCCTTGATTTTTATATTGTATTGTCATGACATGAACCAGTTAAAACTATCTTGTTCTTCCTTAATATCAAACTGAAAAGAAAAATTTAATTGAGTTTTCAAAGTTGTTAATGCTTCTATTATCTGCCTAAAATTTGAAGGTTCATAAGTGTCTTTTGGTTCAGGTATGTAAATATTAATTTTAGCCATTATCTAGGAGATCCGTATCTTCCTCCTGGTGTGCTAGGGGAATCAATAACTTTACCACCAGTATATGTGCCTGTTGTAATTGCAGCTCCTGGATTATTATTACCTCCACCACCAGTGCTGGTAGGTTGTTCAGGCAAATTAGCATTAATTTTTTTATTTTTAAAATCTTGTATTGTTTGTTGTTGTTGAGCTGTTGCGTTTGCTAATTTTATTTGTTGCATAACTTTATTATCTGCTGCTTGTGCATCTTGTAATGCTTTTGTTTTTTCAAAGAAAGCATCTTGTCTTTCTTTAGGTAATTTCGATATTCTTTCTAAAGTTTTTGGACTAGTTCTTGTATCTATTCTTTTTTGGTAAGCTTTATCTAATCCAACAGTTGGTGGATCACCAAACTTACCACCACTCAAAGTATACAAACCACCTCCAGAAATAGGACTATATCCTGCCATAAGTTCGCCTTGTTGAATACGACCTATGTTATCAAGACCATATAATCCAGAATAATAATCTCTTGATTGAGTTATAACAGGATCTTCTTTAGGCAACATAGCTGCCATCATTGCTAAAGTGGGTGGTTGAAAGTTAGATATTTTTTCAAATATTTTATTTTTTATATAATTCTTACTTGATTTTAAAATATTACTAGTTAAAGCATTTTGATAAATTGGTTGAATTCCCCCTTGGTTATCCATTTGTGCTTGTGTTAAATTTGCTTGTTGTATTTTAAAATTTCTGTATGTCGGGTAATCACCATACACTGCTTGAAGAGCAGGATTGTTTAAATACTCAGCTAAATATTCTTCTTGTAAACTCATTATCTTTGTCCATCAGGTTGTATGTCTGCCCTAAAAGTGCCATATCTCCAACTCTCATCTACTGATGTGTTTGCTACTTTTAAACTTGCAAATCTAGATCTAGCACGGGTATCTACTTTATCAGTGCTGCTAGTGATTGTAAACGGTCCCAAAGGAGATGAGGTTGCGGTGTCCGTTGGAAAGTCTGTAAGGTTAATTGTAACTTGTGCATTACCTGATATTAATTTGAAATCAGGTACAAACCTTCTCATGGACATAAAAAATTGACCATTACCTTCAACATCCAAATCAAAAGAACCCGACTGAATAAATGATGTAATTGCTGTTTTAGCTCCAGTAGAATCAACTTGATTATTACCAACTTCATGCGCGTAGTAGATTGTTGATCCGTTAGAACTTGTTACACCTTGAACTGTTGGAAAAGTTCCGGTGCCCGTTGAAGTAAATTCTGTAGCATAAGGAACTTCGAACAAACTGGAGTTTACCCAAGTGGTACGAGCCAATGTTCCTGTTGTCCAAGTATTCTCATCGTAATTGTAAGTTACAACTCTATCAATAGTATCTGAGCCAGATTTAGGATAAAACCAATTTATCTCTGAATACAAAGTATTTAAACCTGCATAAACTAATTCACCAGAATTGTATTGAATACCTAAATTATCACCCTTGTTTGTAAAAACAAAATCTTCAACTAAACAAGGTAAACTTTTTACTGTACCATCATATAAAAAGAAGCCTCCAGCTATACCCATCCAATACACTTTACCATCTACATATCTAATTGAATTTTGACCTATGGCTCCACAATTAGAACCAACTTGTTGTATTGAGAACGTAAAAGGTGGTCCTACAAATTGAACAGCGTAAGCTGAGGTATTTGTTAATATCAACATGTAATCTTTTCCAGGCACCGCTCCCACAATTTTTGTACCAGAATCTAGTCGCAAAGTTCCTGCAGTGTTAATAGATGTTGGGGCATAACTTGTTATATCTTCTTGATCAGAAAATCTAATAAACATTTTATCTTGAGTTCCTGCACTTCCGATAGTTGTCTCTGTTCCAAGCATAAACAAATGCCTGTCTCTTTCAGAAACTATTGACATCATTGATGCAGTTGGTGCTCCAGAGACTACTGTAGCTCTAGTGGTCAAAGCACTTGCGTTTGAAGCTATTGGATTCCATGAAAAAGTATTTCCATTTTTAATAGTAGCAATTAAAGTTTGTCCAAAATTATCAAGAGACCAACCAGCAGGCTCAAGTGTTACATTTGTTGTCAAAGATTGTGATCCCCACGCAGTAAAAAATTCAACAGAGGCTCCGCTTGCATGCGCAGTTCGTGTGCCCGCCACACCCCTTGTTATACCAGTTAAGTCATTTGATGATATCCCAGTATACGAAATAAATTCTGTTCCTACCTTTATAGTGCCTGATGTTGGGAACCCCGTGGTAGAGGTTAAAGTTATGCTTGTTCCTGAGCCTCCTGTTCCTGCGGTATCATCTTGTAATAAACCGTTCAAAGTATTGGTAAGCCCAGAAGCTCCACCATAGGTTGATGTGCCCCACCCATAGCCTCCTGTTTGATTTAATGGTCCAACCTTTACATAAGGAACGATTGTGGCTGAACCGCTAGCTGATACACTAGTGCCCGCGTTAGTGGCCATTGTAATTGTAAAGGTGTTTATAGTTGGAGCTGAAATAACTTCAAAAGGTTGATCCTCAAAATTTGCTGATGAGTAACCCGCTCCTGTTGGTGGAGTAACAGACGTAAAGGTAATTAAATCTCCTGCCTCTACTCCGTGATTAGTTTTATTAACAGTTACAGTTGGGTCATTATTGATAGTTGTAAACGTTGCACCAGTAACAGCGGTGCCTAAAGGTGTGATGTCATAAAAATCTCCACCATAATATACAATTAAAGTTCGATTAGTCCCAAGAACAGCATAAACATTTCCATCAAGGTCAGCATAAGTGTGTTGTTGCCTTACTGCACCAATTAAAGTTTTGCTAGTAAGCTGTTCCCAACCTCCTATTTTTTCAGGAAGCCCGTATCTGAATCTTACATTATCTCCATCAATCCACTGTCCCTCTGCTCCAACGGCAGTGACTTGTTTATTAAATCCTGGTCTTATTTGTACATTTGTTAACGGCATGGCTAATTATAGCATATTTATATCACTTCATAAACATTTGGACAGATATTCTAGGCATTATGGGACTTAATACAGGATTTACTTTATGATCTAAGGGTGCCTTTACAATGACTAATGAGTTTCCGGTGGTCGGTAAAAACCCATGAGCGTGAGTATCAGCAAACATGAACTCACCACCCCAATGAATATTCCATCTACTATTGATATAATAAGTTGCACCGTATTTCCAAGAATCATCACAATGCCAATTAATCCCTGATCTATTTTTCATGTAGTGAATTGTAGTGGTTATCTTTTCAACCACAGGTAATTTAAAAAATGTGTTATTTATTACTTTTTGTTTCAATGCTTCAAATGGTGGATACTGAGATACCTGTACCCTATCAGGTGCTTTTAAGTTTCTATGTAATCTTTTATCCCAAACGCCCTCAGCTGTTTTTAGATTAAGTTCGCGTCTTTGTTTAATTATAGCGTTATGCAAATCTTTGTAAGCATTTGCATCTAAAAAGTCTTGAATCCACCAAAGTTTATTAGGAATTGTGTATACTAATTTCATAGCTATGATAAAGACTATATGTTAGTTTTATAGACAATGAAAGTATCATAATTATGGACCATTTAGAAAAAATATATGAAGTTAGTATATCAAATACCTAATAAATTGTATTATATTCAAAATTTTTTAGATTATCTTACTTATAAAAAATTACATTACGATGTATTTAGAAGTAAATTAATTAAATTAAATTCTACTAAAAAAGAATGGGATAAAGAATTGAAACATGGACATAAAAAATATGTTAAAAATACTGGTTTAGATATTAATTATAAACCATTGCAAAAAATTAAAATTTTATTGGAAAATAATTCTTTTCATAAAATTAAAATAAAAAATTATAAGCCTCTTATTCATTCAATGAATGATGGGTCAGGTATCAATTGGCATAATGATGCAATATATTCATATGGAATTACATTCTATATTAATAGAAGATGGAATTTAAAATTTGGAGGTGAGTTTTTATTTACGAGTGAAAACGCTAGTGGTTTTATACCTTTAGTTGGTAACTCATTAGTTATTGTTAAAGCTCCTTTATCACATAAAGTAACACCTGTTATGAATTCAATAATTCCTAGAAAAACAATTCAAATATTTATAGACAAGGAGAATAATGGAAAAAACATTTAGTGTAAGTAATTTTATAGCAGTATATGATAATTACATAACAAAAGAAGAGTGTAATAAAGCAATTAAATTATTTGAAGATCAACATAAATTTAATCGAACAATGAACAGACTCTCTTCTGAAAATCAATCTATTTTATCAAAACAAGATCAACAATATTTTGCAGGATCTTATAACATTAATGTATGGTGGGACTCATTAAAATCAATGATGGTAAATTTTGATCTAGCTTGGAATCACTACGCTAAAAATGTAGGGGCTAAAGAGGCTTATGATGATAATCCTTTTCATTTTACAGGATTAAAGATTCAAAAAACTTTACCAACAGAGGGTTATCATGTTTGGCATATCGAACATGGTAAAGGTTTTGAAAATGAATCTAGAGCTTTTGTTTTTTCTGTTTATTTAAACGATGTAGAAGAAGGAGGAGAGACAGAGTTTTTGCATTTTTCAAAAAGAGTTAAACCTAAGACAGGTAGGATAGTTATTTGGCCTGCAGCGTTCCCATATCTACATAGAGGTAATCCACCATTATCTGGTGAAAAATATATATTGACTTCTTGGATGCTGTTACGATGAGTAATACTTATAACCTGTTTGCTGTACGCTTATTTCACGGTAAAATTATTGTTCCAGTAGACATACACAAAAAAATATTAAAATACATAGAAGAAAATTATAAAGAGCAGAATACTATTTCTTGTGTCGATGGATTTCAATACCATGGTAATTTTAATGGTAAAAAAGAATTAAATAAGATTATAGATAATTATGTATCTAGTGTTTATCATTTAAAGTTAATGTTTGGATGGTTAAATGTTTTAAAAAATAAATCTTATAACAAACCTCACAATCATATAGGAAAAGATGTAAAGATGGCTGGAGTTTTGTATCTATCCAACAATAACAACAATATTAATTTTGCTAGGGATAATGATGTTTTTGAAATTAAACCTAAACTTTTTGATTATTTAATTTTTCCTTACGATCTCTTACACTACGTTTTACCTGAAGAAAGAAAAGAAACTAGAGTTTGTTATGCTTTTAATTTGAAGGATTAAGATGAATATGATGTAGGTCTTGCACCTTTTTCAGATTCTTCTCTTGGATCATTATCCCAGTTAGCTTGTAACTGAGCTAAATGTGCTGCGTCCCATTTAGTTATAAAATCTTGAAAATCACCTAGGTTAGCATCTTCCCATGTAGAGTGCGGAGTAGTATCTCTATATTCTACAGCGTCACTAGGATTTGATGTTCCATATTGAATAGCCCAAATATTTGAAAATTTAGATTGACCCCAAAATGCATCATCATCAATAACGTATTGATCAGCACCATCTCCACTTTGTTTAATGATAAGCTTGTCTTCAAATACTACTGTCCAATTTGAGTTTGTTGCCATATTTTCTCCTAAGTCTTAATAATATAAATAATTGTTAAATAAGGTTGTAAAACCGATGTTGCGTCACCTGCAAAGTTTGCACTCATGTTATGAGCGTGACCATTCCCTGAACCAGCATTTCTTGTATTTGAACTTGAACCTTGAGATACTAAACCAGCGTTATTAATATTAAAATTAGCATCACTTCCAGGACCACTATTAGTTCTGTTTGCTGCATGATCGTGAGATGCAAGTTGTGATTCAGACAGTGTAGCATTAGCTGTTGAACCGGCAACGTTTCCAGTTGAGGTCACAGTGTTGGCTCCACCAGTTGATGCCAAAGCTTTGTTATTAGATTTTCCAACTGCAACATTATCTTGTAAATCAGGTAGTCCAAAAGTAGATGAACCATCACCTGATCCATAAGTTGTGCCTATGATTGCAAATAAAGCTGAGTAAGTTGATCTTGAAACCGTTGATCCATCACACTCTAAAAAACCTGTTGGCACTGAAGAAGAAGACCACGGCACAATAGTCGCTGTAGGAATTCCTTCGATACCTGTAAGGTTTGCTCCAGTAAAATCGTATCTTGTTGCTTCGTAATTTGACATATTATTTCTCCATGTAAGTCCAACCAACGTTTGAACCAGAATAAACTAATCCAAAACCTGCACCCTCAGTGTTAACAACTAAATCTGAAGACGCATTGGCAATTTTAGAACTATTTCTTCCTACAGTCAACGCATTAGAGTCGAATGTAAATCTTGAATCTATAAAGTGAACCTCATCACCAACTGCTGGCGATGCAGGTAGTGTTGCTGTAACAGCTCCACCATTTGTATCAACAAAAAGTTTCGCACCAGCTTGAATAGTTTCTGATGCTGTGATTGTTCTCCATTTTCTATATTCGTTTGCTTTTTCTACGTTAGTTCCGTCAGCATATAATACATAACAATTTCCTTCACAAAGTAAAACTCCTGTTCCACTCGCTGTTTTAAAAGTCAATGTAAATCCTGCGTGGTCTGTTCCATCAACAACGTTATAAACTTTTTCAATACTGTCAGGGACAGTTACTGTTCTGTTAGCTGCTAGAGTTCCAGTTAATTTTAAAGTTGCATTTCTTGCGTTTGAAATTGTTCCATCGGTCATTGCCAATGTAACGTCAGCAGATGCACAATCTATTGCTTCATAACCAGCAATTGCTTGTTGAACTAAATTTAAATTTGTGTTTGTTTTGTCACCCCAAGTACCAGCGTTTTGGCCAGTAACCATTAATTCAATTTTAAGATCGCTTGAATAACTTGACATAAAAAATTCTCCTAATTATCTATATTATACATTTGTTAAGCAGCCAAATCAACTGTAGTCCATGTATTTGTAACTCCTAAATCAACCTCTTGCCAAGGTGTTATATTAGGGCTGCCAACTGAGCTTGTCAATGACATGCCTGTAGGGAAAGCATTTGCGTTAGATTGTGTAGCCTCTGATCCTAATGACATTGTCATTGCGATACCTGAAACACCTACTAATACCTGTGGAATTTGTGTAATAGTGCCAATACTAGATGCTAACGCTTGGCCTGATACAGGTTCAGTTGTTGATTGTACTAAACTTTGATTTCCTATTGACGATGCTAAAGAAACGCCTGTTACAGGGACATCTAAAAATAGTCCAGCTATTGTATTTCCAATGGATGTTGTAGCTACTTGACCTGTTACAGGTTCTGTGGTTGTTTGAACCAAACTCTGAGTCCCAATCGCAGAGGTCATGGTATGTTCAGAGACTGTTATTGATAAATCAGCATCTGCTTGTACTGAGTAAACTCCAAACGTTAATGCTAATGCTTGGCCAGTAATAGAAACCGTTACATCAGTAAACGCTGTTTCAGATCCAATTGCAGAAGTTAATGCTAAACCTGCAGTATTCTGAGCTGAGAAATTTACACCCCAACCTAAGTTTCCATAAGTATCTCTACCCCAACCTTCACCCACTAAGAAAGTAGGATCGATCGTGGTTTGTCCTGCTGACATTGATGAAGCAATACCTGTTACAGGCACACCTATGTCGATAACTTCTTCACCTAAACTTGTAGTTAATGATAATCCTGTTGCACTAAATAAGAATGAAATACCAGCGATTTCTGATCCGATTGAAGATGTTATTGCAGTTCCAGTTACTGCTACATCTGCATTAGCTTGAAGAGTGACACTTGCAATAGATGAAGTTAAACTTATTCCTGTAATAGTTGGTTGAGATCCTGATAAATCTCCCCATTCATTTTCACCCCAAGTGTCTCCACCCCATCCGACTTGAATAACACCTTCAGCTGTTTCGTTCCCTATTGAAGTTTGAAGTAAACCAGCCGTTGTTAAATTTACAATATCTCCTGTACCAGGCACAACTGATCCTTGAGATAAGGTGCTTGCTTGACCTGTTACTGATTGAGTGTGTAGAGAAAAACCACTAGCTGCTCCTACAGAAGATGCTAACGCTATTCCTGAAACTGTTACGGTTGCATTTCCAGTTACAGTTTCGTTCCCTATTGATGAGGTTAAAGATTGACCTGTGACGGATTGATTTACGTTACCTTGTTGGCCCCATAAATTATTTCCCCATGTTAGTGATCCCCATGTATTAGCCATCCGTCACAGATTCCATTCATTATGCTATTCTTAATATAGCGGCAGAGGTTGTAAATGCAGGGAACTGAATTGTAAAAGTTCCTGAAGTTGCAGTTTTGTCTCCACCAAAATCTAATACAGCCACGGCATCAGTGGTACTTGATCCACCAGCAGTAGTTGTGTTGTAAATTAAAGCTCCTCTTGCAGTCAAAGTTACTCCGACAAATGAAAGATCAGCAAAATCTGTGATAGCTGTATTTGTTGCTAAAGATGTTCCAACATTGACAAGTGCTTTTCCTCCAGCAGTGTAACCTGATGGTGATGTTACTTCGTTTGATGTTGCATATCCTACAGTAGATTTTCCTAAAGTTGCAGAGTTTGTAAACATTGCAAGTTTGTAAGTGCTTCCGTTAGGAGCTGCTTGAAATTTGTGAGCTCCTTCTAACAATTCTTTTTTGAAAGAATTGCATATTGCATTGGTTGTTATTGCCATTTTTTCTCCTTATTAAATTGTTGTGTTTGGAGATGGAGAAGGTATTTTTACTCTTGAAACACCATCATCATACTCCGCACGTCTTCTTCTGCCCATTTGTTGTAGAGCAAAATTTTGTAATTCTTCATTATACTTACCTTTATATAGATTGTATAGGTTGTCGGGTCCTTTTAAGAAGCTATAAGCCTCAGTTAAGACACCATGTAACAACATAGATTCTTGATATTTAGCTAGAAAGGTTTGATTAGTTGAAGTAAATTCTGGTGGATCTTTTACGTAGTTTATCTGCACCGTATCAGCAGCTGCAGGTGTGGGTGCAACTAATATATTAAAAGCGTCATAATTTGCAAAATATTTTGGTGTGCCCTGTTTTCCTGTGCTGTTAAATTCTGAAATAAAACTTATATCTCTTTTTTCTAAAAAAGTCCTTGTCCCACCAGATCCTACATGTTCTACAGATCTCAAATATAGAGAATCAGAAGGCATAGAAACTGCTCTGTTTCCAGCGGTAAAAGTAGATGTTGCATATTTTCTAGTATCATCATAGTCTACTTTACCCGCAACATCTAATTCTACACTTCTTATAAATTCTTGAATTATTGAATCAGACAATACAGAACTACTTACTTCTGTGTAGTCCCTTACTTGTGTTAAAAATGCTGAATGTGATATTGCCATTATGTTATACTCACTGTTACATTACCGACTCTAATATCAGCTTGTCTTCTAATATTTTGTAAAGAAGGATCTTCAGGTATCATTGAATGCATAATAGTTGTTACACCATTTCTTATTACTGGAAAATCTTGTGTGCGAAATGCAAACTGTCCTGGTAAACTTAAATTTGCTACACCAACTGAAGCTCCACCAGAATCTGATTTAGTTTGGTCATTAGGAAATTCTAAAGTAGGTTGTTGAAACTTCATACCTCTAGGACTTTGTAGTGCTATAGCATCTGCTGTAATTCTTCTTCGTCTTATTTGTGGTTGTTTAGGTTCAAATTCTGAATAATGTACAAAAGAACCATTCCACTCTTTAACCATTTCTGAATATGGAAACTCCATACCTGATCTATCAGATATTGCTTTTGAATGTTTACCTGTTGCGTACTTAGCCATTATGCTCCTGATCCGTTAGGGTAGAATGATTGTGGAGTGATAAATGTTGAAGTTCTTTGACCATCCTCATCTAATGCTCTTTTTAATTCATCTTCATATATCATTTTATTTTGTTGTACTAATTGTGGATTCATTTTCATGGATAGGTAATAACCTAAACCTGCAGCCATACATGGTAGAAATCTGTAAGCAACATCAGCTTGGTCAGTATAAGCACCCGCATCTTCTATTCTTTTTAAAACGTAATATTTAAGAGCTGTGTAAGTGCCAGCGTCTGGTGTTTGATATAAACTAATTTTAGGTGTTGTTTGTCTGTCTACATAATATTGAGACGGTGTGCCTGTTGATAATTTATTAGGTATTGCAGCATAAGTAGATCTATCTATTTTTGTTAAAGATACATCCTGAGTTGAAGAACTATCATTAGACGCAACAGTTGTAGAAATAAAAGCCTCTAAAACATCGCTTACGTCATCTGACACTGTGTAAGTTGCTTGGCCAGCAACTAAAGTTTTTTCATCTAATTCAACTTTCCAAAGATGAATACCTCTGTTACCCCATTCAGCAAATAATAAGTTTAAACTTGTTCTCGCTGATCTTAAATCATAACCAGAGTTTGTTCTTACTCCACATCTTTGATAACCCTCTTGAATTATATCATCTATGTCTAAATTAAAAGCTGTTGTTCCTGATGTTGCCATTATAAAATATCCTTGTAGTAATCAACTAAGCCACCTATTTTTTTTCCTGGTTTACTTTTTTTAAAACTAGGAACTGGTCTACCTTTACCTGCATCTCCATATGCACTTGTTGTTGTATCTATTTTCATAGATCTAGGTAAATCTTCTTCTGATTGAAATTTAGGTTTTTTTGGTGGTACTATTATTTTTTTACCTTTTTTAAATCCCATATGTTTTTGACCTGTCTTCCTTTCTTCAACTCTTTTTTTATTAGTAAATCTTCTTTTTGTTAAAGCTTTTAAAACTTTGTCTTTGCCAAACCTATTAATAAGATCAACAGTTTTTATATCTTTTTTAGCCATTTTTAAATCCCTTTAATAAAGGTCCATAATATTTTACAAGACTTGGGTTGCTTACTTTTTTACCAGCAAGCTCGGAGTGCATATAAGAACCTATATATGAATCCTCTTTCATTTTTGTTCCAGGTGCTTTTGATGTTGTTTCAGAGAATGCAGCTCTACCCATAGCAGCTTTAATTACTTTCTTGCCAGCAGGCACACAGTTAGGCACCATCTTATTACCTTTCTTCTTCATACCTTTCTGAACGTAACCGTCCCAACAGGGTCCTTGTTTCGCCATCAATCCTCCTTTTTAGCGGCCGCTTTGAGAGTGTTGATCTTCTCCTTTTTGCGGTTGTACAACTTCTTAGATAATAGCACTCTTATTCGGAATGTTCTAGACCTTACGGCTTCTACGAATGGATTCTTTGGCTTTTTTTGCAATGTTTACTACTCCTGATTTACCCATTACTTTAGCTCTTTGCTCCATTACAGTTAAAATTTGTATTTTTCTAGCAAATGGTTTATTAATTTTTTTAACCTTTGCAGCTGTGGCACGTGCATCAGCAGGTGTTGCAAATTTTATTTTTACAGTATCTCGAGGATTCTCATCTGTATATAATCTTCTTCCAGATCCTTTTGGTTTTTTGCCTGTGCCTTTTAATGGGTCTTTCATACTAAATCTTTTGCCTTTCCTATTACTGGTTTATACTTAGTTTTACCCTCTGATTTAAACGCATGCAAGAATTGTTTTCTTGGTTGATCAGGAGTATAGCTGCAGTGTATCCACCCACTATTAGGTTCACCTGGAGTATAGAACTCTAGTATTAATTGATCAAAATTTAAGTTTTTATAAATCCAGTCAGCTAATTCAGCATTGTCTGTGCCCATCACTTCAAAATCTGCCGCTTCTGCACGGGCATGTTGACTATTTGCTGAACTTTTTATGGCTAGGCACAAATCTACACTACGAAAACAACTAGTGACCTTTACTCTGCCAAAGTGATCACGCACTGGCTGTAAAATATTTTCACAAAGGGCTTTTAATTTTTCTATTTGTTCTGCGCTTGGATTATTGTTTATACCCATCCTGATAGCGGTATCTGATTTAATTAATTCTGAGAGGGTAAAATTACGTGTCAGATTCATTTCTTCTCCATTTCGTAAAACATTTTATCTGTATCTTCTGTAACCATTTCATTATCTTCTGCATCCCAGTAAGTAGTTTGGACTTTATAGTCAGGCCAAGAGCTATCAGTAGTGTAACTGTTAACGTGCCACAAACAACGATTATTAGGCTGAGCTGCATAATTACCGTTATTAAGAGCCAATATATGCGCACACTTATGTTCTTGAGGTATTTCAGAATGCTCTGTATCCAATATGTTAGTATCTGGGTGAGCCCAATCAATCGTGAATAAATATTTTCCATGATAAAATTTTTTATCTAATCCTAAATATTTTCCGTTTAAACCATCCAACCAATCAAAGCAATGAACACTAGGCCAATAACTAAAACAGTTCCACAATTCCAACTCGTGTGGCTGCATATCCGGCACCTTGGCTCTATCATAAGATTTTTGGAAAAACGCTGAGATAGGCAACCTCCAATAGCACGCACCATTGGGTAACATGATATTAAATAAGATAGCACGCCCTGAAATACTTGTAATACCGAAGACCACACATTCACTACTTTGTTCAATATAATTTTTGTCCATGTCATATAAATATTCCTTTCTTATCTTACAATAAATTGGTGGTATGTTTGCATTTAAATATGCCATTAGTCTAATATTAGTGAAGTAATTTTTTTCTCTCCCATATATACTTCCACGTTTGCTTTAGATTGTATACACTTAAAAATGACTCTATCTGTAGGACTACGGTCCTTCATAGCATAACGTCTAGCTTTCATACAACTAGATAAGGACTCGTGATAACGATGCTCTATAATTTTATGATCTTGTATTAATAAAAGCGCAAAAACTAATTCAATCATCAGTGTCCACTCCCGTTTCTAATTAATTTTTCTACATCTTCTGTAAGTTTCTTTGTTCTTTCTTGTAAAAATTCTATGTTAACTGCATTGTTTCTCATGCTTTTTACTTCTGAATCTATGTCCTCTAACAATCCTGCGATATGTTCCACCAACATGAAAAGCTCCGCCTCTCCACTTGATTGACCAAGTTCTCCACGAGGATATTTAATCCTAAACTCAGAGTTTTGTTCTAAGTCTTTCTGCATCAATTCTATTTGTGTGCTGTGCTTGTTGAGTGTTTCGTGAAGACCAAAATATGCCCAGGTGCCAATCGCTACCATCGCGATCAAAGAGGCAACCGTTTTCATAGGCATCTGCACGGCAGCTTGCTCAGAAATTTTTAATGGTTTATTACTCATTTGGTCCTATAAACTTGTCGCCCATTAGTTTTATATCAGGATTTTCTTTTTTGTAATTATTCTTAAGATCATCCCAATGACTTCCTTCAGGTTTTTTGTTTTCAGGTATAATTATACCAGAACACTTTTGTACTAGCAATGCGAAGTTAGGGTTACGTTTGATGGTAGGATTATTATTGACCTTTCCACACATTTTCATCAACTCCAATTGTTGTTTCAGTTGTGCATTTTCTGTCTGTACTTCTCTAAATTCTTTTGTGCAGGCTGAACCTAAATACTTTCTCCAAGTAAGTCTTATCGATTGATCATCACTAGGGTTGCTATAATTACCAGTAGGATCGTAGTGTCGATGGAAATATTCAGACTCCCTTTGTTCGATCGATATGTCAAAAGAGCCAGTGCTACAAGTATTAGTACCGTCATTGAGATACTCATTTCTAGGATAAGCAGGTTCCATAAATATTGCCATGATACAAAGTAAAGATATTAATAACGCTGTAAAAAAATAATTCATCCTGGCTTTCTCCATGGTTCATAAATCCTATCTACTCAAATCTTTAATATCATAGTCGTGTTCTCTGACTTGGTCTGCTAATTGTCTATATAAATTTTCTGCCATCTGCCATGTTGCTTCTGCTGACGACAATCTTGTATTTATTTCAGTAATTTTTTCTTCAGCTACTGATAAATCTCTTTGTAAATTAACTATTTCTTGTTCTGATTGATTAATGCTATCTGTAAGATTTACAACATATCTGACACCTGTGAATGTCCCCACCACCAGTGAGGCCACCACAGGTACCATTACTATGTTTTTTTTTAATAAATCTACTAACATCTATCCCCAATGATGCCACCATTCTTTCATTTTTTTGAACGGCCACATTATTATTTTTTTTATTTTTTTTAACATTTCCATCTCCTTCTTGCTTGTCTTAATCTTGAATTTGGGTCTTTTGCAGCTTTAGGAAATTTTTTCATTTGTCCTGCTGATCTAGCGCAGAAAGACTTTCTACGTTTTGCAGCTGTGGAACCGGGTTTTACTTTACCAGTTACAGCTGTTTTTAATTTTGATCCTGGGTTAGCTCTTCTATATGCAGCTACTCCTGCACGTGTCATCCCAGCTCCCTTTTCAGTAGGTCTAAAATTTTTTTTATTACGAGCTGGCATATTATCGCCACCTCTTTTAAAAGTTGGTATTTCAACAATATCAATATCTTTATCAAAACCATAATCAAATTCTTGATAATCTTTCTCTTGTTCTGATAATGATGGTTTTCTCCCTTTTTTAATAGGTTTTTTTAATATAGGAAAATCTTGTTCTGAATATCCTCCTTTATCAAATTTTTTTTTAAAATAAATACCTTTAAATTTAGGCCCTAATTCAACACCTAATGTTGAACTACCCTCAGTTTTTTTCCCTTTATCTCTTTTTGTTCTTTCTATAGTTAATGTGGGATTTAAACTACTTCCTTTAAGGTCCTCTTTAATAGTTTTTTTTGTAATATATTCTTTTGGTTTGTATTTTTTTAACCCTGTGTCAAAACTTAGTCGATATTTAGTATCTTCATTGGTTGAAAAACCAACGTTTCCACCCATATCGACTAGTTTTTTGTAATTAGACATTACGTGTATAATATGGTTTACGTGTGTGTAATTGTAACTGAAGAATTAGCTATAACTGCTACAATACCATCTTTAAACAGAACACCTGATCCAGGCATGTAGATATCAATTCCCTCTGTGCCGAAAACATATTTTAATTTTAAGTTTCCTGATGCTACAGCACCTGTAGTAGCACAGTCATGAAACTCAACTTGACCACTTGCATGTCCTTTAGCTTGTACGCTAGTAATTCTTCCTCTACCTGTAATCATAACATGGGTACCACTAGCTTTGTGTACCGACAGTTGATCCGATGTAAAACTTCCTCCACCTGACATAATATTCTCCTATGTTTGTGGCTCCCGAAGGAGCCACTAATTAATTATTAACTCCAAGGTGTAACAAATGTACCATTACCAACTAGTAATGCAGTAATTTGCCATATCAAACCGTCAACTGCTTGACATTCAACTACAGTACCTTCGAGACCACCTCTAGTAGTAGCATCTAAAGTTAGAGTATCAGTGCCTCCTGCATTAAATGCAGTTACAGCTCCTGGATCAGTTGCAGTGTTGTTGTAGAATGCGCAACCTCTAAACACATCGGCTGTCGATCTACCTGCTGCAGTTCCAGCGTTTAAAACGAATGTGTTTGAACTCGTTAAACTTGTAGTGATGACAAACTTATAATTTATTCCAACTCTATTTGTAGAATTTGGGTCATCTGCACCTGCTACTGCAGGAGTTGATGTGTCAATTATTGAAGGTAAATTGAACACAGTGTTAGCATTTCCAACCTGTATAATTTTACCTTGATATTTATCAATTCCAGCGATGTCTGTTCCACCATCAACTGTTCCTGAAATTGATTGTGCCATTTCTGGCCCTGAACCTAAAAATCCTCTTAAAGATCTTACTGGTCCACTAAACGTTGTTCTAGCCATAATTTTCTCCTTTGTGTATAGCCATTGTACTATGCCGTCTCTATACCGTCT